AAAGATAGCGCCTGATGGAACTGTATCAACTTACAGTCTTGTTTATACTGCTTCTTTTGCTTATGTTGGAGGTGTTCTAGCACCTAATGGAGATATACATTTTATTCCGGCTCAAGCTATTAGAGGACAAAAGATATCTGCCGCTGGTGTAGTATCAACATATGATTTAGTTTATACTGTTTCTTTTGCTTATGGCGGAGGTGTTCTAGCACCTAATGGAGATATACATTTTATTCCTTATAATGCTAATAGAGGACAAAAGATAGATATTAATGGCACTGTGTCCACTTATAGTTTAGTTTATACAGCATTAGCAGCTTATTCTGGCGGTGTTCTAGCACCTAATGGTGATATACATTTTGTGCCTGATACTGCTAATAGAGGTCAAAAGATATCTGCTGATGGTACTGTATCAACATATAGTTTAATTTATACCACTACCAGTGCTTATAATGGCGGTGTTCTAGCACCTGATGGCAGCATATATTTTATTGCTTATAGTGCCAATAGAGGGCAAGAGATATCAACAATGGGATCCCCTTTCAGTCAAGGCATATGTATGTCTCCCTGGTTTAATAAGTTTTAAAAATGGCAAATATTCGTAAATCATCACCTAGTTTTGTAGAAGAAGTTAGAAATGAACTTCAAGGAACTTTGCCTTCTGGCAATAACAGCAGCATTGGTACCGATTTTGCTGGTTGGAATCAGTTCAAAAAAATTCTTGATGAAGGCGTTTCGGCCGGAAGCGTTTTTTCAAATCAAATCATATCAACATTATCTTTACCAGTAAGTGTTGCTTCAGCATATAGTGGTGGTGTTCTAGCACCTAACGGCGATCTTCATTTTATACCAAACTCTGCGCCAGTAGGTCAAAAAATCTCTGCTGCTGGTGTTGTATCAACATACAGTCTCGTTTATACTACTACAGGCGCTTATCTTGGTGGTGTTCTAGCACCTAACGGTGATATTCACTTTGTTCCAGCTAGTGCCAACAGAGGGCAAAAAATTGATAGAAATGGCATCGTTAGCACATATTCTTTAGCACATACAACCTCTTTAGCTTATGGCGGAGGCGTACTTGCACCAAATGGTGAGATACATTTTGTTCCAAGATTTGCAACTGTTGGACAGAAAATATCATTAGCAGGTGTTGCAAGCACTTACGCATTAATATATACAACTGGTGTAAGCAAACACGTGGGTGGTGTTCTAGCACCTAATGGCGATATTCATTTTGTGCCTTCTTCTGCGCCAGTAGGTCAAAAAATCTCTGCTGCTGGTGTTGTATCAACATATTCTTTAGTTTATACAACAAATATCAGTGCTTATTTTGGAGGAACAATAAATCCTAACGGCGAAATACATTTTGCACCAGGTAACGCTTCAGTTGGTCAAAAAATTGATATAAATGGTGTTGTTAGTACGTATACTTTGGTATACTCATCAGGTTCAGGTGCTCATACTGGCGCAGTTTTGGCACCTAATGGCGATATTCATTTTATTAGAAACACAGGAAGTTCTGCAAGAGGTCAAAAAGTTGATATAAATGGTGTTGTTAGTACATATCCTTTGGTATTTACAGCAGCATCAGGCGCATGTTTCGGTGGCATTTTAACCCCTGATGGTAAAATATATCCTTTGCCAATTGGTGCTGCCGTTGGAACTAGTTTGCAGCTTTTTGAAAACATTTATGGATTAAATTTTTCCAGAGCAATATGTCTACACCCATATCTAAATAAGTATTGATAATATTCATTATGGAGTCATTATGTATAATCGAGATAAGATAATTCAAACATTACACAATATTAAAGCTGAAGCTGCGGATATTAAACCTTTTGTAGTTATTGCTCAACCTAGACGCAATAGAGAAGAAACACCAGCACAAACATTTAACGGATATAGTTTATGTCATGTGGCTATCATGGGACATTCACATGGTTATGTTGACTGTGAAAAAATGTTGGTAGATGTTGCTAGAAATTATTTGATAGATTCTGTATTAGATTCTGGTGCAAAATATCTATTCTTTATTGGCGACGATACAGTTGTTCCGTATAATGCGTTTGAAAATCTTCTCAAAACATGCGAAGCAAATCCTGGTCATATCGCTGCTGGTGTGTATTACATTAAGTGCGCTCATGCTATGATCAGCGTTCGTAAAGACAATCATATTATTGTTCCAGATGTATCGCCAGGTCAAGTGTTTGAAGCATGGCAGACTGGTATGGACTGTATGTTGATTCCAGTAGAAACGCTTCGTCGCATGAAGGATGAAGACCCTGATTTGCCATTCTGTTGTATCGCAAACGGTATTGAAGATATTCCATTTGTAGGTGAAGACAATTTCTTTTTACATCGTTGCCGCAAGTCAGATGTAAAAGTGTTTGTGAATACCGATGTTCAGTGTCTTCATATGGATATCGCAACAGGCAAATACACAGCACATCCCTCTGTCAATCTCAATCATTATTTCACAAACATCAAACCAACTGTACCACTAACGATTGAAGATAAGATGTTCATAGATTTTAGATGGACTTCAAGATTACCTGGTGGTATTAATAATCCAACAGAAGGCGCTTCTCGTTGGCTACCAGGAGAAGATATTCCAGAAATTATAAAAGGAATTGAAAATCCTGTTGGTGTAGAAGTTGGCGTTGCTGAAGGAACTACTACGGAATACTTACTACAAACTTTACCGACACTAAGAATGTTCGGCGTTGATTCTTATCCAGTTTATATTGATTGGAATGATACACAACCAGATGGTGATGCTAATAAAGCAGAGATGTTGAGAAAAGTTGATCCGTATATGGAAAGATATAATCACATCTACGAAGATTCCGATGATGCTGTATCAAAGTTTGATGATGAATCCTTAGATTTTATTTTCATTGATGGTCTTCACACATATAATCAAGTTCTAAAAGATTGCCAGAACTACTATCCTAAGGTTAAAAGGGGCGGATTCATTATTGGTCACGATTTCGCTAGGATTCAGGGCGTGAATAAGGCCGTTAGAGAGTTCGCTAATAGTATTGGTAAAGAGATTAAAAACGCAAAACAAGATTTGTGGTATTGGCAGAAAGATTAAGGAGATAGCATGACTGTAGAATTAAAAGGTATATTTACACCACCGGCACCAGAAACAAGAGATATTGCTCATATTGAAGTTGTTCATAATGGAAATACTTATAACTGGATGGTATATACTACACAAGGAGTAGATATTGCCGATTCTCTAGCTTCTATGGAAACTAGAATTTATGCTGAAATAGATTACAAAGAAGCTCAGTGGGCCGCATTGGAACCTAAAACAAGAATCGAGTTTAATCGGATAACAATGGAAGAAACAGTTGTAGACATTGCTAAAGAAGAGGTAGTAAAACCAGATTATCCTGATTACTACGCTCTACGCAGAAATGAATATCCTGTTATGGGAGATCAGTTAGGTGGCATATCAAAAGGCATAGATTCTGTTGAATATCAAGATATTTTGACTAAGATCCAAGCAGTGAAAGACAAGTATCCGAAGCCGCCATATATATAAATACTCTAAAAGAGGTATATAAATGGCAATTCCATCAAATAGAGACCAGCACAAAGATTGGTGCCTTAGACAACTAGGGCATCCTGTTATCAACATAAACGTGGATGATGACCAGGTAGATGACTGTGTGGATGCGTCTTTACAATACTTTCAAGATTTTCACTTTGATGGAGTCGAGCGTTGGTATCTAAAGCATCAACTTACTGCTGAAGATATGACAAATCAATATATTCCAATTACAGAAAATATCATTGGTGTAACTAGAATATTTCCAATTTCAACAACAAACGCATCTGTCAACATGTTTGACCTTCGATATCAGTTGCGTCTTCATGAGTTGTATGATTTTACAAGCACATCATATGTGAACTATGTTCTAACACAACAGCATATTAGAACACTAGACATGATGTTCTCTGGTGAGCAACCAATTCGATTCAATCGCCACACAAACAAACTTTACCTTGATATGAACTGGGCAATGAATCAAGTAGGAGAATGGTTGGTTATTGAAGGATATATCATTATCAATCCATCTACTTATACCGACGTTTGGAATGATCGTATGCTCAAGCGTCTAACGACAGCTTACATTAAGCGCGTTTGGGGCAATAACATGAAGAAGTTTGGCGGAATGCAACTTCCTGGCGGCATCACAATGAATGGTCAACAAATCTATGATGAAGCAACCGCAGAAATTACTGAAGTTGAACAGTTGATTCGTGATACCTACGAAGAACCACCAAACTTCATAATGGGGTAATCAATGGCAACCTCAGTATACTTCAACAACTATTCTCCATCTGTTATAAATGAGAATATGCTCCTTGAGGATTTGATTGTAGAATCAATCCAAATCATGGGGCATGATATCAAGTATCTTCCACGTGAAGTTTACGATCAGGCTGATGACGTTCTTGGTGAAAGCGTCAACTCTAAGTTCACACGCGCGTATGGCATGGAAATGTATTTGGCCAACGTCGAGGGTTACGAAGGCGATGGAGACTTCTTCTCAAAGTTTGGATTAGAAATTCGAGACACATCTAACTTTGTTGTATCTCGCAGAGCGTTTGAGCGATATATGCCTTCCAATATAGCAATAAGACCGCGCGAAGGCGATCTATTGTTTGTTCCAGTTCTTAACAAGATTTTTGAAATAAAGTTCGTTGAAGAAGAATTAATGTTTTTCTCGCTCGGTAAGAGAGCACCATATATCTACGAATTGCGTTGTGAAGTATTCCGCTTCAGCAATGAAGATTTCGAGACAGGTGATGAAGTAATTGATGATATCGAACATGCGGCGGCCTACACTGTATCGCTAACACTTGGTACAGGCACAGGAAACTACTTTAAAAACGAAATTGTATATCAAGGTTCAAATCTTGCTTATGCTACTGCCTCAGCCGAAGCTAAACATTGGATTCCAGAAACCAAAGTAATTGAAGTTATTAATGTTAAGGGCGAGTTTACAGCAAACGCCAACGTTATAGGCACTCAATCAAATACAACATACAGATTAGCAAGTTCGGACACTCTAGCAGATTTGGTAGATTATGATGATTCCGATAATCGTATCATTCAAACTGAAGCTGATACGTTTATTGACTTGTCCGAAATCAATCCATTTGGAGTACCGTAATGTTAAGTAATGCTTATTTCTATCATCAGCTAACACGAAAGTATGTTATTCTTTTTGGTAATATGTTCAACAACATTACTATCAAAAGAGTAAACAAAAATAGTGGAGTTGAGATAGAAAGATTTAAGGTTCCTATTGTTTATGCTCCAAAAGAAAAGTACTATGCTCGTCTAAGAGCGGATCCTGATTTGGAAAGACCAGTCCAGGTTATTCTGCCTCGTATGTCTTTTGAGTTGACTAACTTTGCTTATGACTCCTCTAGAAAACAGAACTCTCTATTAAGATCAGGAGTTGCTGCTAATACTGCTACAAGAGGTGCCACACAGTATATGGGTGTGCCCTATGACTTGTCTTTTGATCTACAAATCTACGCTAGAAACGTGGACGATGGAACACATATCATAGAGCAGATTATACCATACTTTAATCCCGACTATACTGTTACCGTTGAAACTATTCCAGCATTAGGATTCAAGAAAGATGTTCCTATTATCCTAAACTCAGTCTCAAACATAATTGAACACGAAGGAAACTTTGATGCTGTTCGTTATGTTTCGTGGACTCTAAACTTTACCATGAAAGCCAATTACTATGGCCCAGTCCAGTTACCAAAAATTATTCGCAAGGTATTTGCCAATATCTATAATGATGAGAGTTTAAAGGCTGGCAATATCGTTAGACTTAATGTCACGCAACCTGCTGGAAATGGCAATTTTAAGCTTGATGATGTTGTTTATCAGGGTTCAAATTATAATACAGCAAATGCTTATGGATATGTGTTAGAGTGGGACAGAAATAACTTAAAACTGGTGTTAGGCGGCGCACAAGGACAATTTGTTGTAAATAATACAATCAGAGCGGTATCAACAAATGCTGTTAGCACGATATCCAGCTTCGAAGTAAACCCTCTCAAGTTGGTTGAAATCAAGATTGAACCAGATCCAATTGATGCTGAGCCAACAGACGATTTCGGATATACTACAACAATTACAGAATGGCCTGAAACAGAATGAAGAATAATGATGTATTAAGCGAAGCACTTGGTATTGAAAACGCAGTAGAGATTATACCGCCAAAAGCACCAGAACCTATCATCAATACTCCACATGAAGATGATGATATCAAGGCCGATTATAATCTTTCGCGTAGAACATTCCGCGATCTTATCAATAAAGGTAATTCCGCAATGGAAAGCCTAACCGATCTTGCTAAAGAATCGGAATCTCCACGCGCGTATGAGGTATTGGCCACTATGATGAGAACCGTCGCTGACACTACCAAAGACCTTTACGATCTACAGAAGAAGACTAAGGATCTAAGAGGCGATAAAAAAGAAGAAACTGCGGTTAATGTAGAGAAAGCTATTTTTGTAGGCACTACTGCCGACTTGCTTAAGAAAATAAAAGAGAATAAGTCAGAGTGACCAAAGGGTATAACAATAACCCAAATCTTCCACGCGAAGATTTTAGACATGCTTTTACTCAAAAAGAAATGGATGAGTTCATAAAGTGTGCGAATGATCCTGTATACTTTGCCATGAACTATATGAAAATCATCAACGTTGATCATGGTCTAATGCCATTCCGCATGTGGGATTTCCAGCAGGACATGTTGATGAAGTTCCATACCAATCGCTTCTCTATCTGTAAACTTCCGCGTCAGGTTGGTAAGACAACAACATCTGTTGCTTATTTGCTACACTACATTCTGTTCAACGAAAACGTCAACGTGGCGGTTCTGGCTAACAAGTCTGCGATGGCCCGCGAAATCTTAGGCCGTCTTCAGCTTTCTTTCGAATATTTGCCTCGTTTTCTACAGCAAGGCGTAAAAGAATGGAATAAAGGTTCCATTGAGTTGGCTAACGGCTCACGTATCATGGCAGACTCAACGTCTGGCTCATCTGTTCGTGGTCGTTCGTTCAACATCGTATTCTTGGACGAGTTCGCGTTCGTTCCAAACAATATTGCCGAAGCGTTTTTCATGTCTACCTATCCTACGATTTCTTCTGGTCAAAGCACCAAGGTTATCATTGTTTCTACACCAAACGGACTCAACCAGTTCTACCGTATGTGGACAGAAGCCACTGAGAAGCGTAGCGATTATGTTCCTATTGAAATTCACTGGAGCATGGTACCAGGCCGTGACGAAGCTTGGAAAGAGCAGACAATCCGTAACACCAGCCCTGATCAGTTCCGTCAAGAGTTCGAGTGTGAGTTTATCGGTTCTACCAATACTCTTATCCATCCAGCAAAACTCCGCTCTCTTGTCTGGCACAATCCTGTTAGATCCGAAGGGCACTTTGATATATACAAAGAGCCGCAGCCAAACAGAACTTATACCATGTGTGTGGACGTGGCCGAAGGGCAAGGGCTGGATTACTCTACATTCTCAATCTTTGATGTTACCGAGATACCGTACAGACAGGTAGCTAAGTATAGAAACAATAAGATATCACCATTCTTGTTCCCTACGATCATTGTCCAGACAGCAAAGCTATATAATGATGCTTTCGTGCTTGTGGAAATCAATAGTATTGGACTTCAGGTATCGGATATCATACACTTTGAACTTGCTTACGAAAACCTTATCAAGATCGAATTGAAGGGCAAACAAGGTCAACAGCAGACTCCGGGCTTCAAGAAGAGAATTGCTTACGGTCTAAAAACCTCCAAGCAGACAAAAATGATCGGTTGTACCAACCTGAAGACACTAATTGAAAGCGATAAGCTGATCATAAATGATGCTGAAACTATAACAGAATTGACCACTTTTTCCGCTGATAAACAGACATTTAAGGCTGAAGAGGGTAATAACGACGATCTTGTGATGACTTTGGTTCATTTCGGATGGTTGACTGCCCAAAGATATTTCAAAGAAAACATCAATAACGATATCAGAGTTACGCTCCAACAAGAGCAATTGAACATTATGGATACAGATTTAACACCATTGCCTATCATAGATAATGGTGTTGACAACCCAGACTATGAGGTGGACGAGTTTGGAAACGTGTGGTTTGAGGATAGAACCAAGAGATATCCTTGGGACGACTTTAATTGGAAAAGAAAGTTGTAAAATCTTCATTTTTCTAAATAATAACAACAAGAATAATCCACTTCACAAAGGAGAGATACTATGGCATTTCAACTGTCACCAGGTGTAAATGTATCTGAATATGACCTTACTACCATTGTTCCATCAGTTGGAACAACAGAAGGTGCTATTGCAGGACAATTTAATTGGGGCCCAGCTAATTCTATTATAACAATTTCAAACGAAGTTGAGTTGGCCGATCGTTTTGGTAAACCAGACTCTAACAACTTCGCAACATGGTTTACAGCAGCAAACTTCTTGTCGTATGCTAGAAATCTTAAGGTTGTACGCGCAGCAAATTCAACATTTGATAGAAACGCAACAGACGGTGTAGGTTTGTTGATCCAAAATGAAGATGTGTATAACTATAACTATAATAGTCCATTTAGAGCAGACGCAAATACAACTATTGCTGCTCGTTATATTGGAGATAAAGGCAACGGTCTTCGTGTTGCTATATTTGCTAATAGCGCAAACGCAGATGCTTGGACAAATTGGAAAAGTAGTAACACTCTTTCATATGCCAATCAATTTGACGCAATTCCAGGAACTTCCAATTTTGTTGGTCTTCGCGGTGGTTCAAGTGATGAAATGCATATCATCGTTATTGATGAAAAAGGCAATTTTACAGGAACTCCAAATACAGTTCTAGAAAAGTTTGCTTTCGTTTCTAAAGCCTCAGATGCTAAGAATGATGACGGTTCTTCAAACTACTATGTAAATGTTATTAATGATCGTTCAAGATTTATTTACATTGTAAATCATCAATCAGGAACCACATATAATGTTGCTTCAGTAGCAGCCGTAACTAATACCGCTAACAAATTTGATAACAATGACACAGGATTTATCATTCTTTCTGGTGGTTCAGGAAGTGGTGCAAACGTATCGTTCACTGCAAATGCTAACGGATATATCGACACCAGTGTTACCGTAAACAATAGAGGTACTGGTTATAGCTTAGGAGATACAGTAACTGGCGTTACTCAGTCCGTTTCTGGTAATGGTACAGCAACAGTAACAGTAACATTACAGGCTCAGGCTATTAATTCAAATTGGGGAAGTCAAGCAGCAAATACTCAGTTTAATGCTGGACCACTCGACTCATATAATAAATTATTAGCAAGTGGCGCATCGGCAACTGTAACTGACGCAGAATTAATTTCAGCTTATGATAAGTTCAAGAATGCCGAAGAAGTTGATATTTCTCTTGTTATGGCTGGCGCATCATCTTCAACTGTTGCTGAATACCTTGTTGACAACATTGTTGAATCACGTAAAGATTGCGTAGCATTCATTTCACCCCTAATGGCAAACGTTGTTAACAGAGCGGGTCAAGAAACAACTCAGATCACAGCTTACAGAAATATGTTTAATTCATCATCATATGCTGTGATGGACTCAAATTGGAAGTATCAGTTCGACAAGTACAACAATGTTTATCGTTGGGTACCAATGAACGGTGATATTGCTGGTCTGTGTGTAAGAACAGACTTTGAACGTGATCCATGGTATTCACCAGCTGGATTCAATCGCGGCCAGATCAAGAACGTAACAAAGCTTGCTTGGAATCCAAGTAAGACAGATCGTGATGAACTATACAAGAAGGGCGTTAATCCAATTGTATCTTTCCCAGGCGAAGGAACAGTTCTATATGGCGATAAGACACTTCTTGCTCGTCCATCAGCTTTTGATCGTATCAACGTTCGTAGACTGTTTATTGTCCTTGAAAAGGCAATTGCTAGAGCAGCTAAGTACTCACTATTTGAGTTCAATGACGAATTTACACGCGCACAGTTCATTTCGCTTGTAGAACCATATCTTCGTGATGTACAAGGCCGTCGTGGTATTTACCAGTACCGTGTAGTTTGCGATCAGACCAATAACACTCCAGAGGTTATCGACCGCAACGAATTTATTGGTGATATCTACATCAAGCCTGCTAGAAGCATCAACTTCATTCAGCTTAACTTTGTGGCTGTTAGAACTGGTGTTGCCTTTGATGAAATCGTTGGTAAGTTTTAATTAATAAAATGAACATAAATAGATTCAGAGGAGAATAAAATGGCAGAGTTTAACGTAGCTAACTTTAGATCACAAATGGTAGGAGATGGTGCAAGACCAAACTTGTTTGCTTGTACCATTCCAGACTTAACAGTAAATGTAAATGGTGAAACTGGTTCCGAAGTTGCTTTCAACTTCATGTGTAGAGCAGCACAGCTTCCAGGCTCAACTGTAAACAGTGTTCCTGTAAACTACTTTGGTCGTGAACTAAAGTTTTCGGGTAATCGCGTGTTCTCAGAATGGACAGTTACAATCATCAATGATGAAGATTTTAAGATCCGTAACACATTTGAAAAGTGGATGAGTTCACTTAATTCACATGTTAGCAATCTTCGTAATCTTGTAAGTCCACTTTCTTACCAAAAAGATGGTTATATAACTCAATTTGGTAAGGCTGGTAACGTCATTAAGGAATATAAGTTCGTAGGACTGTTCCCAATCGACGTAAGTCCAATCGAACTAGATTGGTCAGCAAATGATTCAATCGAAGAGTTTGCTGTAACATTTGCTTACCAGTGGTGGGAATCTACAAATCCAGCATCAAGGTCTACTACAGATACAACTCAGGCCGGCCCAAGTGCTGGTCTGGGACTTGTATAATTATATTATATAACAGGGTGGGGAGAAATCTCCACCCATTCAAACTGGAGTGAGTAATGGTCCAACTTTTTGGCTTTGAGATAAGTCGCAAGAAACAACAAGATCAAGAAGAAAAGAATAAGTCTTTCGCGCTGCCACAGAATGATGACGGCGCTGTAACTATTCAATCAGGTGCTTATTATGGCACCTATGTCGATCTTGACGGTGTTGTTAGAAACGAAATCGAACTTATCACTCGCTATCGTGAAATGGCTATGCAGCCAGAACTAGAAACGGCAATTGACGAAATTGTCAATGAAGCAATTGTTAATGATGATTCCGAATCTGGTGTTGAAATAGATACCGACGAACTAAAACAGCCAGAAAATATCAAGAAAAAGATTAGAGAAGAGTTTGAGTATGTTCTAAAGCTTCTAGACTTTGGTAACATGGGTCATGAACTATTCCGTCGTTGGTATACGGATGGTAGACTATTCTATCACGTTATCATCGATGACAAGTCGCCAGCTAAAGGCATTCAAGAACTTAGATACATTGATCCACGCCGTATTCGCAAGATCCGCGAAATTCAAAAAGCAAAAGATACCGAATCAGGTATGGAAATTATTAAGAGCATGAAAGAATACTACCTCTACAATGAAAGAGGTATGATTGGTGCCCATTCCAACTTAGGCACAAAAATTGCTATTGACGCTGTTGTTAACGTCAATTCAGGACTAATGGACTCAAAGAGAGCTATGGTTCTTTCTTATCTTCACAAGGCAATCAAACCACTTAATCAAGTACGTATGGTAGAAGACGCAACAGTCATCTACCGTCTCTCACGCGCACCCGAGCGTAGAGTATTCTATATTGACGTTGGTAACATGCCAACAATCAAGGCCGAACAGTATCTCCGCGATGTTATGGTCAAGTATCGCAATAAGCTGGTATATGATTCCAGTACTGGCGAAATCAAGGATGACCGTAAGCATCTTTCCATGCTAGAAGACTTCTGGCTGCCTCGTCGTGAAGGTGGCAAAGGTACCGAAATCACAACTCTACCAGGCGGTATGAACCTTGGTGAGTTGGAAGACGTTAAGTATTTTGAAAAGAAACTATATAAATCTCTTGGCGTTCCTATGTCTCGTTTGGAACAATCTCAAGGATTCTCTCTTGGTCGTTCAACAGAAATTACAAGAGACGAACTAAAGTTTACAAAGTTTGTTAATCGTCTTCGTAACAAATTCTCTACACTATTCGATGAGTTGCTTAAACTTCAGCTTGTGCTTAAGAAAATCTGCACGGAAGAAGAATGGAAAGAATTTAAGGAAAACATTTGGTATGACTTTAAGAAAGATAACAACTTTACCGAACTTAAAGAGGCCGAACTCCTTCAAAATAGAATCACAACTCTTCAGTTAGTAGATCCATACGTTGGTCGTTATTATTCGATGGCATGGGTTCGTAAGAACGTTCTTCAAATGGACGATGAAGAGATTGAAGAAATCATGCAACAGATTGAAGAAGAAAAAGCAGCTAATACACCTGTTGATGAGCAGGGTAATCCAATTCCAACAGATGAAATGGGTAATCCTTTACCACCGCCTCCACCAACACCAAATATTGTTCCACCAACACCAACTGAAAATATGATGCAGCAATATGCGGCTCAGCAAGGCGCAGCACCGGAACAAATGCCAGTTCAAGATGGAACAGGTAAAGATACAATGGATCCTCTTAACATGGGGCAAACAAAGAATCGTCAACGCTTTGTAAATGATACTTTGGAGCCAGTTCGTTGAAGAAATTTGGTGAATATCTAGATGAAAGTTTAGCACTTCAGGCTAAAGCAGAACCTAAAACTGCGGCCTCTAAAGAAGCTCGTAAGATGGGTTTAACTTATATGGGTTTTGGTCGTTATGCTGACAGAAAAGGTAAACTTGCTTATCTTGTACATGACGATAGACTTGTTCCGTATAAGAGTCAAGATGATGTTGACTCAATGCATTATAAAGCTTCTACAATGCAGCAAAGTGAACCTGTATCTAAAAAGAAGAACATAAGTCCGACTGCTAAGGGGCAACCAACACAACCAAGTAAGGCTGATCTTCTTAGAAAAGATGCTGATTTCTATACCGGTGTTAATTCCAAAAGAAGCAAAGAAGACGCTAAAATACTAAAAGACCTATACAAAGATGCTAATGCGGTAGATAAGGAACTTTTTAAATTTTATCAACCAAACATGTTTGATGAAACAGAACTACAAGCCATTGAAGATTATACCGGTGATGGATACGCAGATATAAACAGATACCTATATAAAGGACATGATGAAGGCGCCACAAAAGAACAGGACGATTACTTAAATCGGACAATAGAAACTTTAGATTCCGCTTTTGAAGAGACGCAAACACCATTTCCATATACTGTATATTCTGGTCTTAGTTCTCGTTATAGCGCAGATAAGTTTCAGCTTGGTGGTGAATATGTTTTTAGAGGATATGTTTCTACATCACTAGATTTCAATACTGCTATTGGTGGATTTGCTGATGTTGGAGATAAAGATCAACCAGTCGTATTACAGGTAGAACTTAAAAAAGGTCAAAAAGCAATATATCTTGACGCTGTTTCAGCCAATTCAGGCGAAAGAGAAACACTTCTTCCAAGAGGATCAAGGATTAAAGTTATATCAGGTCCTCATGTGCTTGATTCAAATCTTTTTACGGATGCTTATGGAACTAGTTCAATTGCGCTTTTCCATTGCTCAGTTATAGAAGATCAATAAATATAATACCAATCGTTTAGGAGAATAAACATGTCGATTAAGAAAGCATTAGACAGCATTCTAGAAGGTAATCTAGATGAAATGCGTCAGAACTTTTCTTCTGCTCTTACTACAAAGGCTGTTGAGAAGCTAGAAGAGCAAAAGATTGCTATTGCTAAAAGTTATTTCGCTAAGACAAAGGAATAATATACAATGAAGGATGTCAAACAAATCCGCGAGCAATTTGATTTAATTACTGAAAAAGAAGAGAAAGAAGATCGTAAACTTTCTGCTCTTGTTCGTGCTGGTTTGTATGATTCCAAAAAACTTCCTGCTTTAAAACGCGCTCTTGATAAGTCGGCTGATAAGATTACTTCTCAAGAAAAGCGTATGCTTATCAATCTTCTTGATTCTCTTATCTCACAGGTTGTTAGTGATGATCAAGTCTATCGTAAAGTTAGACAAAATGTTCATAACGTATCCGAAGCTAAGATGGATACCTATTCCAAGTTTGATCCAAGATATAAGGCTGGTTGGCCCACTGATAAAGAAATGCCATCGGTTCTTATCTTAAAAAGAAAGGCTATTAGAGTGTACCCTGATAATCAAAAAGTTGCTTTGTATTACTCACAGGCTTTGGATAAGTATGTAACAATTCCATACAACGATATTCAAGTTGGTTTAAACGAAGCCAAAAATAATGATAAGAAAAAGAAAAAAAGATACTACGTGAAGCCAAAATCAAAAGAAGATAAAGATAAGGATCCACCTAAGCCTGGTGGCATAAGAGACACTATTAATTTTATAAAACGTAAAGGTGCTCATAAACCACAGTCCAAATTATCAAAAGCAGGAAAAATATTAACTTCGATTGGTCAAAGTAGCAGTGTTTCTGGAGCAGCAGGAGCAATTGGTGGGGCAATTGGTTCACACTTCTATAACAAAGCAAGAGCAGAAAGAACCAAGAATTCATTAGCTAAAGTTAAAAATACAGTAAAAGTCGCGCGTGAGAAGCACGAAGCGGAAAAAGCAGCGAAAAGTTCATCGCCGAAACCAACTTCAAGTTCTGTTCCGAAGACTTCAAAATCAACTTCTACTCCTATCCGTAAAAAGAGTGGAGCAGCAACTAGACAAGCAATGTCAAACATATTAAAGAAAAATTCAAAAGCAACATTTTCTAAAGCTGCTGTAAAAAATTCTACAATTAAGGAATCTAATGTATTAGATACCATTAGATCGATTGTTGAAAACAATATCACAGAGCAAAAAATTCAGTTTAATGAAAACGAAATTACTATAAATAATACAGTAGCAAAGAAGTTATTGACCGTATACGAATCAATCAACAGAACAAACAAAAAGAAAATGGAACAAATGCTAAACGAGGACGCTACATCGTTTAACAAAGTCCTAATGTTCGCAGTAAGGCAGTAAAAGATGGCAAATTTAATCCGACAACAGAAAATTATCGATAGTAACAAGAGAGCTTTGATTAAGTATGTCGTTGTTTCCGATGGTTCACAGCAATCAAACACTATTTTAGTAAATGTTTCAACATTAGCATTTGCTATGAATACCAATGGATATATCGCATCTTCAGACGCCGATACAAAAGCAAATTATACAACTACCATTAAGCGCGTTTTTGGGCAAGTGTCTTCATCTAGCGGTAAGTTAAAACTACAGTGGCATGGTGATGCTAACTCTGAAATCGTTACAATGTCTAATGGATCATTCGATTATGATTTCCAAAGCATGGGTGATGGCGCAACTATTCCAAATCCAGAAGCAAACTCAAGTGGTGATGTTCTAATCTCAACTACTGGATTATCATCTGGTGATTTAGTAACACTTTTTATTGATATGAAGAAAGATGGACAAGACTATGATCAAGGCCAGACAGCAGATCCATATGCTTTTAATAGAAGACCACTATAATGAAAAAGCTAGTTAGTCTAATCAAAGAACAAAAATTCGTTGAAGCAGAAAACGAAATTAATTCCATAGTACCTCTTATTATGGAAAAGAAAATTTTCGAGATGAAAAAAGCTGTAGCGGCTAAGATGAGCGAAGAGATGCCTATTGTAGGTCCAACAGCACGGAAGCGTAAGATGGATGTGCTTGAAATGGATGTATCAAAAGAAAAGCCAGAAATGGATGATATTGAAGATATAAGAAAAGAAAAAGCAGTTAACTCCTCTATGAAGACAAATTTAGGTGGTAATCAAGAAGTTGCTTCAGGTAAAACTAATTTGCCAAAGAAACAAACTGTCAATGATTCTGAAAAAGAAGATTTAAAAGAAGAAGAGTTAGACGAAGCTCGCATTAATCTTATTAAAGCTAGAATTCGTGGCGGTAAAATTCAACGCCGCAAGAGAGTATCTAATGTTCCTGGAATGACTCTACGTGGTGGAACACTAAAGCGCATGTCTGCCGCTGAACGCCGTCGTAGAAAAATGGGCGCTCGTAAGGGTAAAATGAAGCGCAAAGCAAAACTTTCCAGATCATTGATGAAGCGTAAGCGTTCATTACAAAAAAGAAAATCATTAGGACTATAAAAATGAAACTTATTAAAGAAGAAGTTTTAAACGTTCAGTATATTGTAGAAGAAGTAAACGGCAAAAAAGAACGCTTCATTGAAGGTATCTTTATGCAGGCTGAAAAACAGAATAGAAATGGTCGTGTATATCCACGCCATATTCTTAGCAAAGAAGTTGATAGATATAACAAAGATTACGTAATGAAGAATCGCGCTTTTGGAGAACTTGGACATCCAGATTCTCCGACGATTAACTTAGATCGTGTATCACACATGATCACAAGCTTAATACCAGAAGGTAATAACTTTATTGGTAAAGCTAAAATCTTAGATACTCCCAATGGTAAAATTGTGAAAAGTTTATTAGATGGAGGAGCAAGTCTAGGTGTGTCAACAAGAGGCGTAGGGTCTCTTAAGCCAGCCAACGGCTTTCAACTAGTTCAGGACGACTTTCATTTGGCTACAGCGGCCGATATCGTTGCTGATCCCTCAGCTCCAGACGCATTTGTCCAAGGTATTATGGAAAATGCGGAATGGATTCTAACTAATCAAGGTTGGAAAGCAGTTCATCAAGAGCGTGCTAGAAGAATGCTAAAAGAAGCTTCTAGTAACGATATTGAAGATGTTGCTTTAAAAATCTTTGAAAACTACATCTCAAAACTTTAAAATTATAAATAAAAGAAATAAAGGAGTAATCTAATATGGCAAAGTCATTAACTGAAGCAGCAAGAGCTGTTCTTATGAAGGAAAGCGCAGGCATTCCTGAAGTTCAGCCAAACGGTGCTGGCGATCCATTCCGTGGCGCTAAGTCATCAAATCCAAACATGGCTTCACTTAAACCAGGTTCAAAGTCAGTAGATCCAACAAAGACACTTGGTTCTGCTACAAAGCTTGCTGATCCAGTAGTTCAACCAAACGGCACTGATGGTTCAAACCTTGGTGCTGCTGCCGCTGTAAAGGGCAAAGATAATTCTGCACCTACAAAAGGCGCAAAGCCAGCTGAACCAATGAAGAAGAAAGCTGAAGTAATGGAAGAAGATGTTGAGGAAACATCCGAAGTTGTTGCTGAAGAAGCTGCTGAAGAAATCAACGAAGATGAAGTTGAACTATCAGAAGAACTAGAATCATTCATCAACAAGTGCCTTGAAGAAGGTATGGACGAAGATCAGATTGCCACCGCAATCGAAGAAAACTTCGAATTCGTAACTGAAGAATCAGAATCAGAAACAGAAGAAGCCGTAATGGAAAATTACGAAGTAGACATGTCCGAGCATGTTGACGCTCTTCTTGCTGGCGAAGAACTCTCAGAAGAATTCCGTGCTAAGGCTACAGCTATCTTTGAAGCCGCTGTTAAGCAGAAGGTCGCAGAAGAAGTTGCTGTTCTTGAAGAAGCATTTGCTGCTACTCTTGAAGAAGAAGTTGGTCGCATCGAAGAAGAACTTTCAACAAATGTTGATGACTATCTTAACTATGTTGTTGAACAGTGGACAGCAGAAAACGAAGTTGCTATTGAAGCAAGTCTCCGTTCTGAACTAACCGAAGAATTTATCTCTGGTCTTCGTAACCTATTCGTTGAACACTACATTGATATTCCTGAGGAAGCAGTATCAGTTGTAGAAGAAATGGGTAACAAGGTTGCCGAACTAGAAGAAAAACTAAATGAGGAAATTGAGCGTAGTGTAGCACTAAGCAAGATGCTCAACGAATCTAAGTCTAATGAAATTTTACTTAATGCTTGTGATGGATTGACAGATACACAGGCAGAGAAGTTAAAATCTCTTGCTGAAGGAATTGAGTACGCTGACGCAAACGAATATGCTCAGAAAGTTTCTATTCTTAAGGAAAATTATTTCTCATCATCAGTTAAGTCCGACAAGGTTCTAGATGCTGCTGAATCATCAACAGATGGTAAAGGTATGATCTCAGAAGAACTAAACGGTCCAATGGCTGCTTATGTTAGATCACTTGGTAAGACAGCACCAAGATAACGGAATTATAAATATTAGAAAAGTAAGACTTTAAAGGAGAATACTAAAATGTATCTTACAGAACAATTAGAACAGAAGTGGGCACCAGTGCTTGACCACGCCGGCGCAAATCCAATCAAGGATTCTTACCGTCGTGCAGTTACAGCTCTTGTCCTAGAAAATCAGGAAAAGGCTATGGCTGAAGAAGGCCGTATGCTTAACGAAGCTGCGCCAGTAAACTCTGTTGGCACAGGTGGTTACAGTGGTGGTTCTACTGCCGGTGGTCCAGTAGCAGGTTACGATCCAATCCTAATCAGTTTGGTTCGTCGCGCTCTTCCAAACCTAATGGCTTATGACATCGCTGGCGTTCAGCCAATGACTGGTCCAACAGGACTAATCTTTGCTATGCGCTCACGCCGTGGTAATGACCGCACAGGCGGTTCAAGCGAAACATTCTTTGATGAAGTTCTAACAAGCTTCTCGTCACAGAATACAAGAGGAAATATTGCCAGCACAATCGTTGGTTCCCACACAGGAACTAACCCAGTTGTTGACACATCAGATTCTACACAGTACACAACTGGTAAGGGTATGCCAACATCATACGCTGAAGCTCTTGGTGATTCTGCTGATAACGGTTTTGCTGAAATGAACTTCAGCATTGAAAAGGTAACTGTAACTGCTCGTAGCCGTGCGCTAAAGGCAGAGTACACAATGGAACTTGCTCAGGATCTTAAGGCTGTTCACGGTCTAGACGCTGAGACAGAACTCGCAAACATTCTTTCAACAGAAATTCTCGCTGAAATTAACCGCGAAGTTGTAAGAACTGTTTACCGTTCAGCCGTTGTTGGCGCTCAGTACGGTGTAACAACCGCTGGTACATTCGATCTTGACACAGACTCAAATGGCCGTTGGTCAGTTGAAAAGTTCAAGGGTCTTGTATTCCAGATTGAACGTGAATGCAACGCAATCTCTAAGGCAACAAGACGTGGTAAGGGTAATATCCTTATCGTTTCTTCAGATGTTGCTTCTGCTCTTGCTATGGCTGGTGTTCTTGATTACACACCTGCTCTAAACGTTAACCTAACAGTTGACGATACTGGCAACACATTCGCTGGTACAATGCACGGCCGTGTTAAGGTCTACATCGACCCATACTTCGGTGGTTCATCAAACGGTGACGAACTATGTACAGTTGGTTATAAGGGTACTTCACCTTATGACGCTGGTCTATTCTACTGCCCATACGTACCACTACAGATGGTACGCGCAATCGGTCAGGATACATTCCAGCCAAAGATTGGTTTCAAGACACGTTACGGAATGGTAGCCAACCCATTCGCTAAGGGTCTTGCCCAGCTTTCAGACCTTTCTGACTCAATCACAGATACAGTACGTGCTAACCAGTACTACCGTATCTTCCGCGTTCGCAATCTTACCTAATAATAAGAAGAAACGCAGTAACAACTTGGGCGGTGGCAACACCGCCCTTTTTGTTTATATAAATATTACCAGAGGTATCAAATGACAACAGAATCATTCATCACTAAGACTCCAGAAAATACAAGTTTGCTACAGGCAACTAAGTACACTTTCACTGTGCCCAATCTTCCTTTTGCCAAATACTTTTGTCAGTCTGTTGTTATGCCAGGAGTATCAACTGGTGCTGTATCGGTACCAAGTCCATTTTCTGATACATTTCGTCATGGTGTTAAACTGACATATGAAGAACTTAGAATCACTTTTATTGTTGATGAAGACCTAAGAGCATGGCAAGAAACATACAACTGGCTTAGAGGTGTGGCTCGTCCAACCAAACATGAAGAGTATATTAAACACTTTGATTCTAAAGCGTCTATATACTACGATGGCATTCTGACAATCAATACAAATTCCAATTTGCCTAATCTTCGTTTCAAATTTAAAGACTGTCATCCTGTAAGTCTTAGCGGTATAACATTCAATACGGCTGATTCTGCTGATAATACTATCACAGCCGATCTTGGTATCAGATACGATTATTTCGATATTGAAAGATTGTAATTGACATTTACCTAAAAGTGTAGTATAGTAATATACATTTTTTGTAATGGAGATAGAATGAAACCGCCAGTGAATATAGAACTGCTTATGGAAGAGTGGATCAAAGATGTTTCTTTTGATGAAACTGAACCGCAGAAGGCCATGGCAAACATATCAAAGCTTCACGCCAAGTATCTGCGTATCCTTACACACCACAATCTTTTAGCCAAGAAATTACAAGCCGATTATAATTCACGGCGTAAGATCAAGTGGGAATACTATTCTGGCGATCTAAACAATCCAGAAGACCTTGAAAGGTATGGTCTGGAACCGATGATGAAGAAGGTACTCAGAGCCGATTTACAACACTATCTTGATTCTGATACTGAACTAAATAACACACTACTGAAAAAAGTTATGCATGAAGAGATTGTAGACTTCTGTAAGAGTGTCCTGAAAGAACTTAATAACAGGACATGGCAGCTTAAGTCATTCATGGATTGGGAAAAGTTTATAGGTGGACAGTAAAATTATTATTAGAAACGTGAACGAGGCTTATGTTGGCATTGTCTGTGAAGATGGTGTAGCATATGAGCTTCGTGAAAATTTTACATTCCAGGTGCCAGGGTATCAATTTACTCCACAATATAAGGCACGACTTTGGGATGGAAAGATACGTTTATTCGATATCCGAACGAAACAACTCTATCGCGGTCTAGTGCCGTATATAGCTAAGTTTTGTGAGGAAAGAAACTACGAATGGGATTATGAAAATGAAGACTTTGATGAAGAGTTTTCATTAGCGGAAGCAAAAGAATTTGTAGAGAAACTAAGGCCGAAACATGCTCCAAGAGATTATCAGTTGGATGCATTTGTTCACGCAATTCGTACACGAAGGTCTTTACTTCTTAGCCCCACTGCAAGTGGTAAGTCTCTTATTATTTATCTTCTATCTCGTTTTCTCAAACATAGAGGGTTGAAGAGAGGTCTTATTATTGTTCCTACTGTTTCTTTGGTGGAACAATTAGCAGGCGACTTTAAAGAGTATAGTGAAACGAATGGTTGGGACGTTGCTGCAAACGTACATAAAGTTTATCAGGGTCAGGACAAGGATACAGACAAGTTCCTGACCATCTCTACTTGGCAGTCTTTGTACAAGATGCCAAAACGATGGTTCGCGCAGTTTGATTTTGTAATCGGAGACGAAGCGCACCAGTTTAAGGCCAAATCTCTAACAGATATTATGACAGGACTCTCTAATGCAAAGTACAGAATTGGAACGACTGGAACCCTTGACGGTACAAAGACCCATCGCTTGGTACTTGAAGGCCTTTTTGGATCGGTCAGAAAAGTTATTACCACAAAAGAGCTTATGGATGCAAAGCACTTGGCTGAGTTCAATATCAAGTGCCTTCTTCTCAGACATGGTGAATCAATCTGTCAGGCAAGTAAGACTTTCACCTATCAGCAAGAAATTGAATACTTGGTACTTAATGAGTCCCGAAATAGGTTCATTAGCAATCTTGCGGTATCCCTCGACGGAAATACCCTCGTCTTATTCCAGTACGTTGACAAGCACGGAAGAATACTCCATAATCTTATCTCCGAGAAAGTCGGATCAGATAGAAAAGTTTTCTTTGTAAGTGGTGAAACAGATGTGGACATACGTGAAGAAGTTCGTAAGATCGTTGAGTCGGAAACAAACGCTATTATTGTGGCTAGTTTTGGTACTTTTAGCACTGGAATCAATATTAGAAATCTCCATAACATTATATTTGCTAGCCCGTCTAAGTCTAGGATAAGAAATCTACAGTCTATTGGCCGTGGACTTAGAAAGTCTGATACAAAAGAATCGGCACAGTTGTTTGATATCGCAGATGATATGCGATACAAGAAACATGAGAACTATACTCTAAAGCATTTTGCGGAACGTCTTAAGGTGTATACGGAAGAGAAGTTCAACTTCAAAATTTATAAGATTGAGTTAAAAGGATAAAAACAATGGAATCAGAGATTCAGTTTCTAAGATTAAAAAGCGGTGAAGATTTAATAACGGAAGTTCAAGAAACTGATAAGACCATGGTTCTTATTAACCCTTGTAAGATACTTTACTTGAAAGGAAGCAAGAGTGGATTTCTTTCTATCTCTCTTATGCAATGGGTATTTTCCAAGATATCTCTAGATCAAATATTCGAGATAGATAAGAGCGAAGTTCTTTTTAAAACATTACCCGCTGAAGGAATGGTTGATCATTACTGGAATTCAGTTGAACACTTCTTGAGTTCCGAATCAAAAGACAACATTGAATATGATGATCCTCTATCGGATGAATCATATGAGGAAAAACTTGAAATGCTTAAAGAATTACTCGGAAATAAAGATGATAAAGGAAGCTTACACTGATGGCAAACGATAAAAACATATACCTTGATCTTGAAGATGAAGATGACTTCGGATTTACATTTGCTGATGAGAATGATATTGTTGAGGAAAACAAAGAGTATTCTTCTTTACAGGAACAAGTAGATGACCTGAAGCAGAGGCTGACTGCTCTTAATAAAATCTTTATGCCTCTATTGGAAAATCTAGCTAAAGATCCTGATAAGCCTATGATCAAATGGCCTAATCGTAAAGAACAGATTGATAGACAGATTAAGAGACTTAAGACTCTAACTACCATTTAAAGTTATTCATATGATGGCTGACATAGCCTTTATACCACGCTGTCAAGCATTTGTCAATAGAAAAGTGAGATTGAATGAAAAAAGTTACCGTACACTATGTAGACAATAAGAAGTTCTACGAAGAAATCCTAAAATACAGAGAGAGCTTACAGAAAGCAAGATCAGAAGGTAAACAAGAACCTCGTTTACCAGAATACATTGGTGAGTGTATTTACAAGATTGCAAAGAAGCTTTCCACTATGCCAAGATTTATAAACTACTCTTATCGTGACGAAATGATATCCGATGGAATTGAAAACTGTATAATGTATTTCAAAGATTACAATCCAGAGATCGGACAGAATCCATTTGCGTACTTTACACAAATCATATATTATGCTTTCCTTAGAAGAATAGGAAAAGAAGAGAAGAACAGATATATCATATATAAGAATTATCAGGAAAGTATCGTCAACTCAGGTAACTCTGGATACCTTGTAGATAATGATGATAATCACTTGATGCCAACTCAGATGTATGATAACATCAACGACTTCATGGCAAAGTTCGAAAAGAGAGAACACGAAAAGAAAGTAAAGCGTAAGCAAACAAAAGAAGGCTTACAGAAATTTTATGAGGAAGAAAAAGATGAGCAACGAAGTGCCGTTTCAGATTGAACACCTGATCAATAGCCTACTGAATAAGAAGGAAAGTGTTCACTTGAGACAAAACTATAGACAAAGATTGGTAAGCATACAGGAAGCACTTGACAAAGCTGTAAAAAAGTACGATAATGAACTCTATATAGCTAACACTCAAGGAAAGAAAAAGGCATAATGGCCAAAATAGCATTGATTACCGATACTCATTGGGGAGTCAGGAATGATTCCCCAATCTTCTTGGACTATTTCAAGAAGTGTGTAGATGAGTTTTTCCTACCCACAATCAAAGCCAACTATGTTACCGATATCATTCATCTCGGTGATCTGGTAGATAGACGCAAGTATGTGAACATCAATACCGCATATCGTCTTCGCACAGATTTTCTTGAGAAGATTGAAGATGCTGGTATTCCGATGCATATCATTGCTGGCAATCATGATGAGTATTATAAGGACACATACAAGATCAATGCTCTTGAAGAGTTAGTTGGTGATAGATATGAATACATCACCACACATTCTACTCCTTACACTCTCAATATTAGTGCGTGTGATATTTTGCTTATGCCTTGGATTACTAAGGATAACGAGCAACAAGCATTTGACGCAATCAACAATAGCAAAGCACCCATTCTAATGGGTCACTTAGAACTGGAAGGTTTTGAGTTTTATAAAGGACAAGTATCAGACCATGGACAAAGTTCTAGCATTTTTAGCCGCTTTGTTAGTGTTTACAGTGGGCATTATCATCACCGCAGCAGCCGCAACAATATTCACTATCTGGGTGCTTTTTCTGAGCACATTTGGAGTGATTATAACGATCCTCGAGGTTTCTCAATACTTGATACAGAAACACTGGAAGTTACTTTCCATCGTAATCCTTTTAGTATTTTTCATATGCTATCTTATGATGATGTAAAGCATCCTGATATCATTGAGAAAATTCAGGCAACAGATTACAGCAAGTATAAGGACACATATGTTAAGATTGTATGCGTGAACAAGTCTAATCCATTTGCGTTTGATATGCTTCTGGAAAAGTTACATCAGGAATCTCCAGCAGATATTTCAATTGTTGAAGATATCAATCTGTTTACCGATACCAATCCAGATGAGCTTGTGGATCAAGCACAAGACACTCCTACCATACTCGACAGTTACATTTCTAACTTGACTTTGCCCGTAGATAATGATAAGATGAAAACTTATATGCGTGAAGTATATGTGGAAGCTATCTCATTGGAGAACGTGGAATGAACCCTGATTACGCACACATCGGTGCCGCCGATGATAAACTTATAGAAGAGATGGCCGAACTAACAAAAGAACTTTGTAAGGTCAAGCGTTTCGGTATGAGTGATAGGAATCGTGAGAATATTATTCTTGAGATTGGTGATGTTGAATACCGTCTCAACGAATACAAGCAACTCATGGGCATTCCATGAGTGAAGCAGAGATATCGGAAAAGTGTTACGCTATCCTGACTAATGAAGTTATGCCAAGAGCAACGAAGTTAGGTCTAACACTAAATGAGTTTTGTGATCCTACAGCAGCAGGCGCATTAGCAAGACTTGAATACGATGGTATTATCACAAGGAATACTCTTAGAGAAATCCTTGATGAGAGAGTGAAAGAAATCCAAAAGAATGATAACATTCAAGAAAGTTAAGTGGAAGAACCTATTATCTACAGGCAATCAATTTACTGAGATTGAACTAAATTCTTCCAAGACAAATCTAATCATTGGCGCAAATGGTCATGGCAAATCCACTATTCTGGATGCCATGACGTTTGTGCTTTTTGGTAAAGCATTCCGCAACATCAATAAGCCGACACTGGTCAATTCAGTGAACGGTAAAGATTGCGTTGTAGAGATTGATTTCAATACAAACGGTAAAGAGTATCGAATCATTCGTGGTATCAAGCCCAATGTCTTTGAGATTTGGGTAGATGGTACGATGATCAATCAGGACTCGGCCTCGCGCGACTATCAAGAGTACCTTGAGAAGTTCATCCTCAAAATGAACTACAAAGCATTCACGCAGATTGTCATTCTTGGTTCTGCTTCGTTTGTTCCTTTCATGCAGTTATCTCCTGCTGATCGTCGTGCTATCATCGAAGGTCTGTTAGACATTCAAATCTTCTCGGTAATGAATGTACTGATGAAGCAACGAGCTTTGGAAAACAAGCAGGGTCTTGAGAAGAACCGTATCGAACTTTCTTCCAAGAAGGATCGCAAGTCTTTCATCGAAAAGACACTTTCTGGACTCAAGAAAAATAGCAAAGACAGATTGGACGAACTTGAGGAACAACTGAAGGATTATAACACTCAGAAGCGCAATCTGCTTTTGGAAGTGGAAAAACTTGTAGAAGAGCGCAAGACTTTACAGGCCGATGTGAATGATCTGGACAATATCAAGAAACAGTTTCATGATGCCATCAAACTTTATACTCAGGCTGATACCGAAGCCAAGAGACTTGATACTGAAAAGGATATGCTAAAGGCAACTGACGAGTGTCCAACTTGTAAGCAGCACATTGAAGAAAGTTTTAAATCAAGGCGTGTATTACACCTTGCTAATGAGATTGGTAAACTTTGTATTCACGCAACTACATTAGAAGGTAGTTCGAATAGACTGCTGGAATCTATCAATGAAAAAGAAAAGAAGGTAAAACGCATTCAAGGTATTACGGCTGATATCTCTGCGAAGAAGCAGACGATGATGCATTTGGTATCAATCATTAATGATACCGATGACGCTATTGAAAAAATCAATACGGCCGACAAACTTGTACAGGATGCGGAACAGGACTTGGATGCTGTAGACTCGGAAATACATATCCTACACTGTATCCAGTCCGATTGGTTGGAAGATCGCAAGTATATTGAGACTGCACTAGCCCTATTGAAAGATGGTGGTATCAAGACCAAGATTATCAAGCAATACATTCCAATCATCAATAAGCTCGTTAATAAATACCTCGCTCAGATGGGATTCTTTGTAAACTTTAACATTGACGAAAACTTCAATGAGGTAATCAAGTCTAGGTATCGTGATGAGTTTTCCTATGCGAACTTCTCCGAAGGTGAGAAGACACGTATTGATTTGGCCTTGATGTTTACCTGGCGTACAATTGCTAAGATGAAAAATTCCGTCAATACGAATCTGTTGATACTGGATGAAATCTTAGATGGAAGTTTAGATGCTAATGGTACTGACGAGTTCCTAAAGATCATTCAGACCTTGACAGATGATACAAATACATTTATAATATCGCACAAGACTGACGCGATTGCCGATAAGTTCGATAAGACTTACCGATTCGAGAAAATCAAAAACTTTAGCAGGTTAGTATGACGCGCGGAACAAGTTCGAAACATAGAGATTGGACAAGAGTCCGTCGTGAAAAAGATCAATATTATCTAGAAAAAAAAGATGAGCGTCATAATAGAGAAGTTGAAAAGTTTTTAAAGAGTCGTGAAAAAAGAACAGGTAAAAGAATAGAGAGAGATTGGAATGACTAAAGTTATTGAATCCGCAGAATACGATAACTTCCTTGGCAAGAAGGAAGAAGTATTAAAGCCAGCAGCACTCTTTGAGATTGAAGAGGATGATGGAAGCGAACGTGAAAAGCTTTGGGTAGGAATGCCTGAGTTTGAACAGAAGGATAATCCTCCGTTCAAGACAATCTATGTTCACTTCCGTAACAAGGAAGACTTTGATACATTCGTTTCAAAGTATAAGAACCTGGATGAGGAACAGAATATCACGCCTAAGACTAAGAGCATGTGGTATCCACATCTTGATAAGGACGAAAACTCACTCAAGCGTTGGTTTGAAGAATGACGAATCCGACTCATCCAGTTTATATTATTTCTAAAGGTAGGCATGATACAATGTATACCTCGCGCTCACTCGCGCGTATGAAGATTCCACATTATATTGCGATTGAACCACAAGATGAAAGTTCTTATGAAGCTGCCCTTGATAATTTCAATATTAGGGATTATGTTACTCTGCTTGTTGCCCCTTTCAGCAACCACGGCGATGGCCCTGGTCGGGCTCGTAATTGGTGTTGGGATCATGCTATTTCAATAGGCGCTGAGAAGCATTGGGTATGCGATGATAACATTTCAGATTTCTACCGTCTACATAAGAACCAACGCATTCGTGTGGAATCTGGTGTAATCTTTAAGGCCGCAGAAGACTTTGTTGATCGCTTCGAGAATGTTCCTATCTCAGGCTTTCAATATCGGTTCTTCATTGCACCTAACCAAGCATACTATCCATTCACGCCAAACACTCGTATCTATTCCACTCTGCTCATCTCTAACGATTGTAAGCATCGTTGGCGTGGTAGGTATAATGAAGACACTGATATTTGTCTAAGAGTTCTAAAAGATGGTGACTGTACTATTCAGTTTAATGCCTTTTTACAAGGCAAGTCTGCCACTCAAACTGTCAAGGGTGGTAACACTGCTGAGTTCTATCACGCGGAAGGTGAACTAGACAGAAGCAAGTGGCGTGAAGGCCAAATGAACGCAACTGGTACTGTGAACAAATCGCAGATGCTGGTCGATATGCATCCCGATGTTGCTAAACTTGTTTGGAAATATGGACGCTGGCATCACCATGTTGATTATCTTCCGTTCCAAAAGCCAGAGCGGGAATTGAATCCAGAACAGTTACAGATCCGTCGGAATCTCGGTTTGGGTCCAGAAGATAATCGGTTGAGATTAAAACCTGGCGTTGATCTTTCATCTTTACCTAAGGTCAATAACTACGGTATGGTTCTAAAAAAGATATCAAAGACTTAGCCGAACCCAATAAAATCAATGACTTAGCCACCAGCCATGTGTCCACCGCATGGCTGGTATGCTTTTTGACCACTTGTAAAACCGACTTGTCATCCCCATATATAGTGTATGACAATGGAGAACACTATGACCAAGATCATTCTTAAGCTTGAAGACTACCTTGCTTATAGCACCATGTATGTGACTTTTATTCCGCCGATACTTGCGCTTAAGTTGCAAATTCGTCTTCATAAGATGTTTCCGCGTCTTTTCTCTGATCGCCCGTCTAATCAATCTTATGATTGACAATCGACCCATATTCGTATAAGATAAGTCCATAATCAAGAGGACACAATGGAAGTTTCACATAATCATAACGCAAAGTCCCAGCTGGCCAAGTTGCTGGCTACGGAAAACATTACGGTTCAACATTCCGCATCGGCTAAGACCGCTTGGTTCGATGTTAAGAACCGCGTCCTGATGCTGCCTGTCTGGCGTGAAATGTCGGATGATCTTTACGATATGCTGGTCGTCCATGAGGTTGGCCATGCTCTGGACACTCCTGGTGAAGACTTTGTAGAGAACCTCAAGGCTATCGCAGCCCGTCTTGGAGAGACTTCCAACCGTGCTCTGGGTGCTATCAAGGGCTTTGTTAATGTCATTGAAGACGCCCGCATTGACAAGCGCCAGAAGCGCCGCTTCCCTGGTGCCCGTCGGAACTACATCAAGGGCTATGCCGAACTAATCGAAAAGGACTTTTTCGGTACCGCAACTAAGGACGTTAACTCTATGTCCTTTATCGACCGCCTTAACATTTACTGTAAGGGTGGCGTTATGCTCGGCATTAACTTTTCTCCTGAAGAGAAGGTAATGCTCCGCAAGGTTGAAGCGGCCGAGACCTTTGAAGAGGTTCTGGCTCTTACTGAGGAAATCTATCGCTGGTCTAAGCAGCAGATGGAAAATCAGCAGGAAGAAGAAGCCGGCCCGGACATGATGAAAGCCAAGTCTGGCTTCGGTGATGATACCGAAGACGGTGAAGATGGCGATGAAATGGACTTTGGCGATGATGAAGACGCCGAGTCCGATCCTTCGCAGTCCAGCCAGTCTATGGATCAGGATGATGATGGAGACGGCGATGAGGACGAGGACGAGGATGAGCGTAATGGCTCGGCCTCTACCGAAGACGGTGAGAAGGAAGACGCCGAGTCCAACGTCGGTACTGCCTCTAACGGTAATGATGATGTTCCCGAGTCCGAGACTGAAAAGGCTTGGCAGGAAAAGCAGAATGACCTAATCATCGATTCCGAATATGATTATGTCTATGCCAAGCTACCGAAGATTGCCGACTATGACCGTACGGTTCATGACTTCAAGGTCGTGCTTGATGATCAGCGGCGCGAATTGGCTCGCCGTAGGTTTGATCCAGATTGGCTTCTTGCCGTTCGCAAGGAACTCAATCAGTTCAAGTCCAGTGAAAACTCGGCCATTTCATTCATGGTCAAGGAATTCGAAATGCGTAAGTCCGCAGACGAATATTCTCGCACCAGCACCGCCAAGACTGGTATGCTTGACACTAACAAGCTTCATTCTTATCGGTATAATGATGATCTGTTCCGTCGTATCACTACGGTAGCCAGCGGCAAGAACCATGGCTTTGTCATGTTTGTTGACTGGTCAAGCTCCATGGATACAAATCTGCGGAAGACTGTCCGACAGTTGCTTTCACTGGTAATGTTCTGTAAGCGAGTCCAGATCCCGTTCGAGGTCTACGCTTTCCGTTGTGTCTCTTATAGCGACAATGATCGGACTCGGTTGTCGGCTGGCTTCACTAAAAACACCAACGAAATTTGTGTTGATAGTTTTGTTGCCCGAAACTTGCTTTCGTCCCGAATGAAAATTCAGGAGTTGAATGACGCAATGTACCATCTGTTTATTATGTCTTCCCGACATGGTGGTCTGGCTTGTGATGACTTGACTTCCACGCCGCTCAATCCTTGTATTGTGGCTGCTTCGGAAATTGTCAATCGTTTCAAGGCCAAGTCCAAGGTACAGATTGTCAATACGGTATTCATTACTGATGGTGATTCCGATCCTATGTCTGGTTCAATCAACGGTGTGAACATCGGCTGGAAGCCGCGTAAGATTATCATTCAGGACGATATCACCAAGAAGACTTATGACCTTCCGACTGTGAAGTATTCTAGTCATGCGTTTCGGAATGATAACATCACTCCTGTCCTTCTTAAGATCCTGAAGGATCGGACTGACTGTAATCTGATCGGCTTCTTCATTAACTCCAACGGCTTCAAGCGTGTTTATGACCGCTACCATGGTTATGGAAACGCTGCTCACCGTGGTAAGGCTGCCACTTGCTGGAAAGACAACGGCTTCTTCGGTGTGACTTCCGCTGGTTATGATGAATACTATATCATTAACGCCTTGACCTTCAACGTTTCCAGTGGAAATCTTGTGGTTGCTAAGGATGCCACTCGCCGTGGTCTTGCCTCGGCGTTCATTAAGTTCTCGGAAAAGAAGTCAATTTCCCGAGTTCTACTCACTCAGGTTGTCAAGCGAATTGCCGCTTGACAATCACCTCTTCCTAGTCTATAATATACACATAATCGAAACACACACAAAGGAAAATACCTAATGGCTAAGCGCCCTGTTGATAAGACCCCGTTCCTCGCCGCTGTTGCTAAGGAATTTGGTAAGGTCAATACGATTTCCCGCGCGGAAGTTGTCCACATTATGAAGAAGTACAAGCTGAAGGATCCGCTTTGGCTGACCAAGAATGACGCCGTGCGCGTCGGTCGTGGAATGTATTCGCTTACCGATGTTCCTGTTGCGGCTGTAAAGTCTTCCAAGACGGCCGATATCGCTTCAAGCGTTCCCGTTGTTGCGATGGACGAGGTTGCTAACGCTTCCGAAATGCAGATGGCAGCCGCTGCGGTTGTTCCGCTTCACGCGGTAGAGAACCGTGGTATTGATCTGGTGCCGACTAAGGCTTCTGGTTATGTTCCCTTCGGTCACTTCCCGGATGTTCGGATGATTGTCAAGTCTCGTAAGTTTTATCCGACTTACATCACCGGTCTGTCTGGTAACGGTAAGACTATGATGATTGAGCAGATTTGCGCTCAGGAAGGTCGTGAGCTTGTTCGCGCCAACATCACCAAGGAAACTGATGAGGATGATCTCATCGGTGGCTTCCGTCTCTCGGACGGTAAGACTGTCTGGCAGAACGGCCCGGTTATCGTGGCCATGGAACGTGGTGCCATCCTGCTTCTGGACGAGGTTGATCTTGGTGACGCCAAGCTTATGTGTCTCCAGCCGATCCTCGAGGGTAAGCCCGTTTACCTCAAGAAGATCAACCGTGTGGTCACTCCGGCTCCGGGCTTCAACATCCTTGCCACTGCTAACACCAAGGGTAAGGGTTCAGACGATGGTCGCTTCATCGGTACCAACGTGATGAACGAAGCTTTCCTTGAGCGTTTCTCTATCACGTTCGAACAGGAATATCCTTCGACCAAGACTGAGGCCAAGATCCTCAACAATGTCCTGAAGACTTCTGGCATTGAAGATAAGGACTTTGCTGACAAGCTGGTCAACTGGGCTGACATGATCCGTAAGGCGTTCTACGATGGTGCGGTCTCCGATATCATCTCCACTCGCCGTCTGGTTCATATCTGTGAAGCCTACGCCATCTTCGGTCAGGATCGTGAGAAGGCAATCAAGCTCTGTCTCAACCGCTTTGATGTGGATACCAAGACTGGCTTCTTTGATCTCTACGCCAAGCTGGACGAAAAGGTTCTTCCGAAGACTGAAACTAAGGAAGAAGATAAGTCTAAGAATGAAGACGAAGTGGTCTTCACTTAAAAAGAGTTGACATTAGGTTCTACCTAATGTATAATAGCAGACACTATGGTAGACAACCGCGCCATAGTGTCTGTTCCAACAAAGCGGTTATTTTATTATGGAGTTATTGAATGTCTCAGATTCGTAAGGTTGCTAAGGTTCTCCGTCAGAATACCAAGGGTGCTGGCATCACTGTTGCCCAGATTGCCCGTCTGACTGGTGTACCTAAGGCCAGCGTTTCCAAGCGTGTGTATGACCTACGCACTCTTGAAGGCCATCGCATCTATAGCAACTACCGTACTGTTAACGGTAAGCGCAAGATGTTTTATCGTTTTGCTGCCTAATTTTTATTGACATGTCCAAAAAGGGATGCTATATATAAGCGTAGCATCCCTTTTTATTATGGAGTACCCGCATGGAATTATCAATCAAAGTTGAAGACCTGAGAAAGAACAAGCTGTTCATAGCAACGCCTATGTACGGTGGTGTTAATAACGGTCTTTACATGAAGGCTTGTCTAGACCTTCAAGCAATTTGTTTTCAATATGGAATTGAAAATAGATTCTCATTTCTGTTTAACGAATCCCTAATTACTCGCGCAAGAAATTATCTCGTAGATGAATTCTTGCGTTCTGGTTATACTCACTTACTCTTTCTCGATTCCGATATTCATTTCGAGCCGCAAGATATTCTTGCGATGATGGCCCTTGATAAGGACGTAATTGGTGCTCCTTATCCAAAGAAGGCAATTAACTGGAAAAATATAGTTGCTGCTCTAGCTAAAAATCCTGTAATCAATCCAGGAGAACTTGAGGGTCTTGTTGGCGATTATGTCTTTAATCCTGTTCCTGGTACAAAGTCATTTAATGTGAGAGAACCTCTTGAAGTTCTTGAACTTGGAACTGGTTACATGATGGTCAAGAGAGAAGTTTTTGATAAGTTTAGAGAAGCTTATCCTAAGCAGAACTATAAGCCCGATCATATTGGTCAAGCAAATTTTGATGGCACTCGTTACATTCACGCATACTTTGATACCGTTATGGATAATGGTTATACATATGATGATTTGTATTCTCTTGTCTTGAAAGCTTCAAATGGTGAAGATGTAAGTGGAGCCGCTAAGAAGTTTATGGAAGCAGAGAAGACGGCTTCTCATCGCTATCTCTCAGAAGATTATATGTTCTGTCAGTACTGGAGAAAGATGGGCGGTCAAATTTGGCTGTGTCCATGGATGAAGACACAGCATGTAGGCAATTATGCCTTTACTGGAAACATGCAAGCAATCGCTAATCATACAGGAAATCTATAATGATCATTGGTGTAATTGGTTTTATCGGTAGCGGTAAAGGAACTGCGGCTGATATTCTAGTTGAGAAACACGGCTTCGTAAAGCTTTCATTTGCGGATGCTGTTAAGGACGCAACTGCTGCCATCTTCGGATGGCAGCGGTCTCTCCTCGAAGGTGATACGGATGAAAGCCGTAGTTTCCGCGAGACTAAGGACGAATGGTGGTCGACAAAGTTTGGCTATGATTTCTCTCCTCGCCTTGCTCTACAGCTAATGGGTACCGAAGCCGGTCGTGATGTATTTCATAAGGATGTTTGGGTATATGCGCTTGAGCGTAAGATGGAAATGTACAAGAATGTAGTTATCGCAGATGTTCGATTCCCAAATGAGATTGAATGGATGCGGTCAAAGGGCGGCTTCGCTGTTCGTGTTTGTCGTAATGCTGATCCTGTTTGGTATGATGAAGCAGTGAAAGCAAACGCAAATGATTCTATTGCTCAAGATAGAATGGTAGATCATTACAAAGTCCACTATTCCGAATGGGCATGGGCAGGTCAGATTATGGATTATCAGCTTGATAATAATGGAAGCATTTCCATGCTTGAAGCTGATATTGGTCACATGCTAAAAGTCTTTACAGGCCCACAAAAGCCTGCTATACTAGCAGCCTAAACTAAAAAACACTGGAGATTATATTATGAAGATTAGTGAAAACACCCTAAGTGTATTGAAGAACTTTTCTGCGATCAATTCCGGACTTGTCTTGCAGAAGGGAAATGTTCAGAAGACTATTTCCCCTGAGAAGTCCATTCTTGTTGAAGTCGAACTTGAAGACGCGATTCCATCTCAGTTCGGCATCTATGATCTAAATCAGTTCCTGGGTAATGTTTCTACTCTTGGAAATCCTGATCTAAGCTTTAGCGAAAACTCTGTAATGATGAATGATGGCGATATCGCTTTCAATTATTATTCTTGTTCGCCTAACCTTATCGTATCTCCTCCCGACAAGGAGTTGAAGCTTAAGCAGGTCGATGTTAGCTTCACTCTCACGAATGCCATTCTGACCAAGCTTCTTCGTTTGGCAGCTATGAACAATCTCACTCATCTTTCCGTTGTTGGTAAGAATGGTGAAATTCGTTTACAGACCCATGAGAAGGCAAACGACACTTCCAATTCAGCTTCGTTCAAGTTGAATGATTACAAGGGTGCTGACTTCATCGCATCGTTTAAGGTTGATAACATCAAGCTCGTTCCTGGTGACTATGATGTAGAGATGCAGCTTGGAGCATTTGCCAAGTTTACTTCTACAAGTGGCGTATTCAAGGACAAGATCAAGTATTTCATCGCATTGGAGACAAAGTAATATGGCTGGTATCGGACACAATAAGCCTTTCGTGAGTATCAATTCTCTTACCGAAACTCAGAAGACAGACTTGAAGAATGCTATTCGTGAAATGAACGATAGCATGACGCGCGTGGCTTCCGAGCGAGACTTCCAGAAGAGCGCGTTGGATGGCGCAGTTGATAAGACTGGTGTGGATAAGAAGATCATTCGCCGCATGGCAAAGGTCTACTACAAGTCCAACTATGCCGAAGAGCAGGAAGAGAACCGTCAGTTCGAAGAATTCTATGACGCCGTGATGAAGTGATGGATGATAGAAACAAATATGTTATTGAGGATTCACGGATAACATCTATAGATTTTCCGCCTAAATCTTCAGACTGGCAATGTCATTTGTTTGGTTCCAAAAGAGGTCTTGTCTACACTCCTTTTGAAGGACAAGAACCTAATTGGTTCCATCGTAAGATGCAAGAGTTGATCTTAGGTTTTAAATGGAAAAAGGTAAAGTAAATGGCAATCGATTTGTATGGTGATGTTTATGTTGACAATTGGGACTATGCCAGAAAGATAGTCACTCTTGGTTACAGTAAACCTTTTTATCGCATAAATTCATTTATTACACCAAACAGGGAATGCTCAATCTCATTCCATGAAGAAGAATTTAATTTTATACAGCCAAAATATAGTGAGATAGATTGTCCAGGACTATACGCGATATATGAAAAGACGATCAACGATATGTCTTGTCTATACACTGGAGGAAGTAATCATTCTATGAGACAACGAGTATATAGATTTGTGAAGGAACTTCATGGAGTTTCTAGACATGATGAAGATCATCCTGGAGCAAGAAAGGCTCGGCGTGCTGGTGTAAATCCTAATAATCTTTTGGTAAAGTTTTTTCCAAAAAGTGAATTTCCAAAAGTGGAAAATCTTGTTGTTGAGTATGAAACACTTGATGAAACAGTAGCAATAATGTTAAAGTCTAGGTTTAATACCAGAAAGAAAGCTTAATAATGACCAAAGATGTAATAGCACGAATGGACGAACTCATGAAGCCTATTGACAGGCAGATCATGATGTGCGATAATGTTGAAGACTTGCTAATGTTGGCTTCCAACATGATGGTTACCGCCAAGATGATCTATGTTCAGCAGCTTGGCGGTGAAGGTGCAAAACTCCTAATTCAAAAGATGGTGAATGAAATTGACGAACGAATCCTTCCTGTGGGTCGAGAAGTACCGCCCGAAGACTATTGCTGATTGTATTCTTCCTGATCGCCTGAAAAAGCCATTTCAGGAATATGTAGAGAAGCAAGAAATTCCAAATCTCATGTTGACTGGTTCTGCGGGTGTTGGTAAGACAACCGTAGCGAAAGCTATGTGTGATGAGATTGGTATCAATCATCTGTATATCAATGCCTCTGAAAATCGTGGTATTGATATGCTGCGAACTACCATTCGCGGTTATGCTTCCACTGTGTCTCTGACTGGTGGTAAAAAGGTAATTATCCTAGACGAAGCTGACTATATGACTCCAGATGCACAGGCAGCGATGCGTGGTGCTATCGAAGAGTTTTCTGCTAACTGTACATTCATCTTCACTTGTAACTTCAAGTCCAAGCTGATTGATGCTCTTCATTCTCGTTGTTCTGTCATTGACTTTGCTTTGAAGAATGATGAGAAGTCGAAGATGGCCATGCAGTTGATGAAGCGTATGGAAAACGTACTAACACTGGAAGGTATCACTTATGATAAGGCGGTTCTTGCGAAGATTATCGAAAAGTACTTCCCTGACTATCGCCGTACTCTTAATGAGCTACAGCGGTATAGTTCTTCTGGCTCTTTGGATGCAGGCATCGTTGCACAACTCTCAGATGTTCGTAAAATTTCCGAGCTGGTTAAGTTTCTAAAGGACAAGAACTTTGGTGATATGCGAAAGTGGTGTGTAGCCAATTCTGATATTGAGCCAGCACGTATCTATCGCAAGGTCTATGATAGTCTGTATGAGTATTTCAAGCCTGAGAGTATTCCACAAGCAGTTGTGATTATCTCAAAGTATCAATATCAGGCCGCGTTTGTTGCTGATCAAGAAATCAATCTAGTCGCTTGTTTGACCGAACTAATGGTGGACTGTGAATATGTCTAATTACAAACTGATATGCTCTAACAATATCGCAGCAATGAAATCAATGGAAGCAAATTCCATTGATGCTTGTATTACTGATCCTCCTTATGGTATGGAAATTGCTGGTGTTGGTTGGGATCATAATGTTCCTCCTGTTGATACTTGGAAAGAAATGAATAGGGTATTGAAGCCCGGCGCTTTTGTCTTGTCATTTTGTGCGCCTGAATTTTATCACCGCATGGCAGTTAATGTTGAAGATGCTGGCTTCCGTCCTCTTGACATGATTGTTTGGATGATCACGACTAAGATGGCAAAAGCTAATCGTCTTAAGCCTGCTCATGAACCAATCTTTGTAGCTCAGAAACCTATTGAGGGTTCTATTGAGAAGAACTTTGAGAAGTGGGGTTGCGGCAAGATTAATATTGATCGTGCGCGTATTCCTTGGGATGGTAAACCGCCAACTGGATGGATTAAGGGTGGATCAAAGCGTCGAGCATTTGGCAGTGATGTAGCTAAAGCTGCTGATCAAGCTGTGAAGGAAACAGAAGATGCTAATCCTACTGGACGTTATCCTTCAAATATCATCGGCCATTTTGATGACACTGAACACCAGAAATATTTCTACGCACCTAGAGTAACGAGAAAGGAACGCGGAGAATATAACGATCACCCGACTCCTAAGCCGATCTCTTTGATGCGATATCTTTGTCGTGTGTATGCGCCTGCTAATGGTCTTGTTATTGATCCATTTATGGGATCAGGGTCTACTGGCATCGCAGCAATACAGGAAGGACAGAAGTTTGTTGGTATTGATCTAGACAAACACTATGTTGATATCTCAGAACGCCGTATTCAGGATCATTGTTTTAATAAGGAAAATACTCTAGAAAAGCTATTCGAGTATGAATGAAGTTCGTTGACATATAAATAGAATTATGCTAACATACGAAGAATATAAACAGATCAAGCTAACTGAATCTTTCCTATCGAAACTCTTTGGTTCGATAGTAGAAAAGTTTAAGTCTTTGTTGGCGTCACTGAGTTTTGGAAAACAAGTATCCATGAAAATCGATATACCCGATAGCAATTTGAATGAAGATATAGATTTAAAATCACGATTGGGATATCTTTCGGAATTTGCCTGTGCTTCAACTCTCTCTAGCGTAATCAAAAATAAAGGTCTGCGCTTAACGAGTAGATCAAATCCTAAGAAGCTTAATGATGAATTTCTAGCTAAAAAGAAAATAGTCCAAAAACTCGGTGCTTCTCAATCTGAAATTGATAGAATGGTAACAGCAGGTTCTATTATAGCAAAACAAATCTTTGAGGATGTTATCGTTAAAGACGAAGACCTACTTTTACTTACTTTTGATATTAATCTCACAGGAGATTCTGGCAAAGGTGTTACCAAAGCAGATTTAATATTGACTGTCACAAAGGATTCAGAAAAAGTGGTTGTTGATAAGATTGTGGCTTCTTTGAAAGCATATAAGTCGGCATCTATCAATCTTTCAAATTCTACTTTCATTAGCTTAATTAAGACCTTGTTCTATGATGCCGATGCTGACATTTCAGGTAGTACGGAAAAGTTCATTCTCAAATTTGCCAAAGACTATGGTTCTGAAAAAGATTTGCGTCAACTTTATGATTATCAGAATATCATTGGAACTGAAATGAAAAAAGGCAAATCAAAAGAAGATGCCCGTAAGAAAGCTAAGAAAACACATGGAGATGTGATCGAAATAATTGCCAAAATCTTTCAGAAATATTATCCTAAACACAAGAAAGTGATGAATGAAAGAGTTCTGCGTATGTTAGGTTTCGATGGTGAGGATGATTTCTACGCTGCTATTGGTGAAGCGGGTAAACAGAAGATCATTTCTTCTCGCAAGAGTGAAGAATTACAAAGGATGATTTCACAACTGTCGAAGAATTTCACTCTCACAGTAAAGAGAAACGGCAAAACAAATAACGCGAATATTCTGTTCATAGCGCCTAATGGCGAAGTTATTACCAAAGCTAACATCACATTTGCTGATACTGGTGGACCTTCGGCACAAGGTAAGACTAATGCCTTTGTGGACTTCAAAAAATTCATCCTCAAGAGAGACTAATATGACTGACCTTTTCAAAGACATTATACCTTCCATTCATGTGACTAAGAAGGTAGTTATCACCACTGAAAACGAACGGGACTATGTCCCGTTCGTCGTTAACCGTTCCATATCCTTCCACCTGGATATGGTAATGGCAGCAAACCAGATGAATATGAACCCATCGACCGACAATCTCCTACAATATCACTATCTGCTAAATACTGTAAGAGCCTATAAAAGGCCTTTCCAGAAATGGCAAAAGCGTGATATTGTAGAGAATTTGGAAGCGGTGAAAGAATTTTATAACTATTCCAACGAGAAGGCTAAGGAAGCCTTGTCCTTATTGTCTGACACGCAGATACAAGAGATTAAGAAGTATTTAAATAAAGGTGGTTTGAATGTTAGACATAAACGAACTAGTGGAGGTAACGCTACCTAACCCAGATAATTTTTTAAAGGTTCGTGAGACGCTTTCGCGTATTGGAGTAGCCTCAAAGAAAGATAAAACGCTGTATCAGTCCTGTCACATACTACACAAGCAGGGTAGATATTACATCGTTCATTTTAAGCAATTATTTCTATTAGACGGGAAGCAGTCAGACTTCGTAGAAGATGACCGCGCCCGTCTTAATACTATTGCCAACCTACTGTCCGAGTGGGAACTGGTAAGTTTGGTAGATGAAAACAAAAGTGCAGTGCCTGTAGCCCCACTATCTCAAATCAAAATTATTTCTCATAAAGAAAAGATTGATTGGAATCTTGTGGCTAAATATAACATAGGTAAAAAGCGCAAGGAAGAATAGACTATGGCACAGTTCCGTAAAGATACTAATCAGTATTTAAACCAAGAAAAAACAATATTTGAAGTTGTTATGTTGGCTGATCAATATGGAAGTGTTATCGGTCCCGCTAATCCATCAGGCATGGCAGTTGATGCTTTTGGTAGAGCAAGAGTTTCACAGCCTATGACCCTGTTTGATTCGTTTCATCGATATCAGGATAATGGAAAAGTAGGTACTGCCAATTCTGCAGGCACGACTGTTACACATGACGCAAATTCTTCGTCTGTAGTATGTTCTGTAGGAACTGCAAATAACAATTATGTTTATCGTGAATCGAATCGCGTATTTGCTTATCAGCCAGGCAAATCATTACAAATCTTACAGACATTTGTTATGGCACCAGCACAGACTGGACTAAGACAAAGATATGGATATTTCGATACAGAGAATGGTGTGTTTTTAGAACAAGACGGACATAACATATATTTTGTTAGACGCTCAAAATCTAGCGGTACAGTCACAGAGACAAGAGTCGCGCAATCCAATTGGAACATAGACAGAGTTGATGGTTCAAATGTTCCTGGTAGTTCAGAAGGTAATCCTGCAGCAAATAAAAATCCATCTGGATATACTTTAGATTTGTCAAAATCTCAAATTCTATTTCATGATATTGAGTGGTTAGGCGTAGGTTCAGTAAGAGCAGGGTTTGTTATTGACGGTAAGTTCATACACTGTCATACATGGAATCACGCAAACATTCTTGATAACACATACATGACTACAGCATGTTTACCTATTCGCTGTGAAATACAAAATACAGCAGATACAGCAAACAACAGTAATCTTCGCATCATATGTACTTCTGTAATGTCCGAAGGTGGATACGAAATGCGTGGTAGACCAAAGACTATTGGTCAATTACCCAATACATCTTATACATTATCTACTGCTGGACGATTCTATCCTGTGGTTGCTATTAGATTGAAATCAGATAGAAAAGATGCTATAGTAGTTCCAAAGAATATTAGTGTCTTGGGACTTACAGGTAATGGAACAAGACTTGCTTATAGAGTTATAACAGGCGCAGAGATAACTGGCGGCACTTGGGTAGACGCAGGTAGTGATTCCGCTGTACAATATAATATAACAGGAACAGCACTTGCAAATGGAACATCACATATAAATGGTTATACATATGTGGCTCAGCAAGGCGGTTCTCCTGGCGAATTGAGCGACGGTCAATTCCAATTTCAATTAGAGAGAAATAATTTTACAGGAACAAATACAACATTTGTTTTAGCAGTTGCAGGATATGGAGCAGGAGATACTTGTGTCGGCTCTATTGATTGGCAAGAAATAACTTAATAACAACGGAGTATATCATGAATAGATTGAATGTATATAAGACAAATCCAAATATCGTATTGCCGAGATTTGGTACCAAGCAAGCTGCTTGTTTTGACATTTCATTTCAAGCGGAAGGCAAAGCAACATATAGTGGATACAATTCTTTTAATGCGCCATTCACAAGAGCTTTGACCAGTTCTGGCGCGATTCGTATTATGCCAGGTGATCGTATCCTTGTTCCTACTGGATTGATCTTCGATATTCCAGAGGGCTATTCAGTTCGTATTCATCCACGCTCAGGGCTATCTTATAAGCAGGGTCTTATTCTTGCTAATCTCGAGGCTGTAATCGATTCTGATTACATCCAAGAAACTTTTATTCTGCTCACTAATCGTTCCGAAGTGGATCAGACGATAAATAATGGTGATAGAATTGCACAGGCCGAACTTGTAAAGAAGGAAGAATATGTGCTTTGGGAAATTATGGAAGCGCCAACGCAAAAGACTGATCGAATCGGTGGTCTTGGCTCAACTGGCGTTGCTGTATTTGTACCAGATGAGATAAAAACTGAACCAGTTGTTCTTAACGAAGAAGTTCAACCAGAAGTCAAGCGCGGTAGAGGAAGACCAAGAAAGGTAGCATAGTGCCAGGAGCCCATAGAGATACAGACAAAAGATTTTGCGGTGCCAAAACAAATGTAACAGGACAAGATAAGGTTCTTGTTAACGGATTGTTATGGGCTGTTGAAGGCGATAAAAACGATCATTGTAATCAAGGTGCTTTATCTGCTGTATATGGATCAAAGTGTGTTGAGATATCTGGAAAAAAGATCATATGTGCGATGGGAGATGCTGCCGCTGGGGATCTTGAGGATTGTATTTATGAACATCCGGCAGGATCTACTAATCCACTAGGACACTCATACCAGGTTCTTGTCTATGGTGGAGCAGCTGGTGGTGGTAAATGAATTGGAACTTCAATGAGACCGTAAGATCAGGTAATACTACAGCAAGAGTAAAGAACTTTTATCCTGATACTGGCTTAGTAGTTCTTTATGATATATACGGTCCTGTATTTGAAGTGGGCGATGTTATTATCGGTGATGAATCAGGAACAGAATTGACTGTTTCTGAGTTTAATATTTCTTACGATTACGATATGTATTATGAACCTACATATTGGGAAGTGATATTACCGATTGTTATATATGATGGAAATGGAAAAATCGTGGCAGAAGACTATCACTTCACTGGTCTACCTAGCCAAGATTATCAAACAACACATTTGGTGGTAGAAGATTAATGGCAGTACCTTTATCTAATTTAGGCGCGACATGGATAACATCATCCGTATCTGTAAACAACGCCATAAGAATGAGTGTCAACGATGTTAACTCATCCGCAAATTCTACTCTTTTAAACTTCGAAGTAAATTCAAATTCAAAGTTTGTAGTATACAAATCAGGTGATCTTCGTGTTGGTAATACAGCCACAAGAAATCCTGCTGCTGTTATTGAAGCATGGTCAAAGAATCAGGGTATTCTTTTTCCTCGTCTAACAACTCTCGAAAGAGAAAGTGTTCCTAATCCACCAGACGGTCTTGTTATCTATAATGAAGAGACAGACTTTCTACAAATTCGTCGCGCAGGTGTTTGGGTAAACGTTGGTGATGTTGGTCTACCTGGTGCTCTTCCATCAATCGCAAAAACGATATATGTTGCTACATCAGGTAGTGACACAGCAAATGATGGTTCAAGTGAATATGCTCCTTTCCAAACTATAGAAAAAGCCGTTGAAGTTGCTACGCTAAGAAATGAACTAACAATCATTAAAGTGGGACCTGGCATCTATGAAACACATGGGCATATAGACCTTCCTGACAATTGTATTCTTCAAGGCGTTCATAGAGCAGTATTTATTCGTCCTAAAGCTGGATCCGAAGTAAAAAATGTATTCCGTATGGGATCAGGTTGTTTCATCGAAGGGTTCATTATTGAAAACTTTAGACTTGATAGTCTGACAAATCCAACAGAAGGATTTGCTTTTAGTTTTAGACCTGGTGCAGTCATCACGCGCGTACCGTACGCGCACAAGTGTGCTGTTCGTAGCGCACAACCTGAAGGGTTTACTGGCGGCACTTTAGATCCATTATCGAATCCTCCTAATCCAGGATTTCCATTAGGCGCAGGCGTTTGTCTTGCTGACGGTATGGTCTGTTCTCAATATTCAATCTTCCCTAACATCATGACATGGGGTGCTACTCCCGTTTCTTACAACGGTATTGGCTACTGTGCGAAGAACGGTGGTCTGATCAACGCTGTTAACGCTATCTCTATGTGGGCACACAAACACTTCTTGGCCATGAGTGGCGGACAAATTATTCTCAGTTCATGTTCTACACAGTTTGGCGACTATTCATTAGTTGCTGATGGATCAAGAAGAATTGGTATTCCTTATGATACTGTTGTAGATGTCACATCAAACACTACAGCCGCAAATCTAATTTCTACAAATAGAACAACAATCGTAGATGGATTGTGGAGCAATTTGGTTTCCCAAGGATATATTACTGGTAGTTGGACTTTACCTGACGATGAAAATTACACACGATTTGATTCCGATGTGTGGCTTCGCTCAGTAGAATATATGATAAAAGGCGGCTCTACTGATATGATCGACAGATTCCAATCTGTTCTATTTGATGCCACTGGTAATTTAGTATTTACTGCCGATAAAACAGCAGCCTTCAATCATAGTTATAATTTTATGAGAGATGAACTTAATAAACTCCCACTAAATACTAATGCTAGACAGGCTATAAATACAGCAACAGCAAGTGTTCAATCAACTATATTGAGTCCTGTAACTAGAGTTGAACCAAGTAGAATTGAAGCTATTGGTCATACTTGGACTGCTACAATGATTGGTGTTTGGGCAATCAAGATTCCTCCTGCTGAGGCTAGATTGCCAATTCGAGATAGCATCCTAGAATCGAATGGTGCTATTGTTATTGCGACAGGACAAGATAGTGATGGTAATGCTATCTTTGCTGGTGATGTTTTAATTGATGCTAGATTTGGTATGGGCGGAAGAGGTTTTATTGCGCCAACTAAACGTGAAGCCATTCGTGCGGCTATTACATTCGGAGGATTTGGATGACAACAATAAAATGCAGACAACCATCTACAGGTAAACCTATAAGCGTTCAAAACAATAGTGTAGGTACAGAGTGGATTAACATAGCAGAAGCACCAGATTTTTCAGTTCCTGATCCTTCACGTTCAGCTTATCCGGGTAGTCGTGATCTTGCTGATGGAACAAGAGGTATTGCAGCAGGAGAATTATTCTTTCTTACTCCATTAGTTGCTAAGAATATTACAGCAGGAACAGATTGGATTGAAGTTAGATTTAGACCTGAAGGCGGAACTGCTAACAACGATGCTTTTGGAAGAATAACTGTGCCTGCGGGCGAATCTGTTGCTATACCTATCCAAGGACGTTCCCTTGTTAAAAGAAATGTATTAAATGCTAATGGTATCACCACTTTTACTACTAACGGTGATATTCTTTACGTTAGAGCAGGCAATACTGCTAGTTTTCAAGTGTGGGCATCAGCAAATGAACAAGCATCAGCAGAACATGTAGGTGTTATTCCGTGATTGAAAAGTTCTTATCAGGCCGCAGCTATCCTGCTGACGATGGTCTCTACATCATACCTTTGGCGTCTTTGGCAGATTTAGATCCTGCTGCTTATGTTGGTAAGCAGGTTCAAACTGACGATGGCATTCGTTGGCATAGTGATGGTATTATTTGGAGAAATAGTGGCGGCGCTCAAGGTATCCAAGGTATCCAGGGCATTCAAGGACTTCAAGGCGATCAAGGCATTCAAGGTGTTCAAGGCGATCTAGGTTTTCAAGGCATTCAAGGTCCACAAGGCACAACTGGTACTCAGGGTCTTCAAGGTACTCAGGGACTTCAAGGCGATTTAGGTATTCAGGGCACTCAGGGTACTCAAGGACTCCAAGGAATTCAGGGTCTACAAGGTATCCAGGGTGAAACCGGTACTCAAGGTCTACAAGGTATTCAAGGCGATTTAGGTATTCAGGGTCTACAAGGTATCCAAGGTGAAACTGGTACCCAAGGTATTCAAGGTATTCAAGGTGATTTAGGCATTCAGGGTATTCAAGGTATCCAAGGTGCCAATGGATTCCAGGGTATTCAAGGAACTCAAGGCCTACAAGGACTTCAAGGCGATTTAGGTATTCAAGGCATTCAGGGTATACAGGGTATACAGGGTGAAACTGGTACTCAAGGTATTCAGGGTATACAGGGTGAAACTGGTACTCAAGGTATTCAGGGCATCCAAGGCATTCAAGGTGTTAATGGTTTTCAAGGCATTCAAGGTACTCAAGGCACTCAAGGCATTCAGGGCGATTTGGGTATTCAAGGCATCCAAGGCATTCAGGGTGATTTAGGTATTCAGGGCACTCAAGGTATTCAAGGACTTCAAGGACTTCAAGGACTTCAAGGTACTCAAGGACTTCAAGGCGCTAATGGTATTCAAGGCATTCAAGGCATTCAAGGCGCTAACGGATTCCAAGGCATACAAGGTACACAGGGACTTCAAGGAAGACAAGGTATCCAAGGCGCTAACGGATTCCAAGGTATTCAAGGCACTCAAGGCGCTAATGGTATACAGGGCATTCAAGGTACTCAAGGTACACAGGGTATTCAAGGACTTCAAGGCGCAAATGGTTTCCAAGGTATTCAGGGAACTCAAGGTATTCAGGGAACTCAAGGTATTCAGGGTGCTAATGGTATTCAAGGCATCCAAGGTACTCAGGGTGCCAATGGATTCCAAGGTATTCAGGGAACTCAAGGTATACAGGGAACTCAAGGTATTCAGGGCGCTAATGGTTTCCAAGGCATACAAGGCACTCAAGGTATACAAGGCACTCAAGGGGCTAATGGTATTCAGGGTATTCAAGGCACTCAAGGAATTCAGGGCGCGAATGGTATACAGGGTATACAGGGAACTCAGGGTGCAAATGGATTCCAAGGCATACAAGGTATTCAAGGCATACAAGGCATCCAAGGTGCTAATGGATTCCAAGGCATACAAGGTACACAGGGTATTCAGGGTCGTCAAGGCACTCAAGGTATTCAAGGCACACAAGGCGCAAATGGATTCCAGGGACTTCAAGGAACTCAGGGTCTACAAGGAGCAAATGGATTCCAAGGCATTCAAGGCGCAAATGGATTCCAGGGTATTCAAGGCACTCAAGGTGCTAACGGTATTCAGGGTATCCAAGGCGCCAATGGATTCCAAGGCATTCAGGGTACTCAGGGATTTCAAGGCACACAGGGTACCCAAGGTGCAAACGGATTCCAAGGCATTCAAGGCACTCAAGGTATTCAAGGTGCTAACGGATTCCAAGGTATTCAAGGTGTACAAGGACTTCAAGGTACTCAAGGTATTCAAGGCATTCAAGGCGCTAACGGATTCCAAGGCATACAAGGCACTCAAGGTATACAGGGTCGTCAAGGTACTCAAGGTATTCAAGGCATTCAAGGCGCTAACGGATTCCAAGGCATACAAGGCACTCAAGGTATACAGGGTCGTCAAGGCATTCAAGGCATTCAAGGCGCTAATGGATTTCAAGGCATCCAAGGAACTCAGGGTATCCAAGGAGCAAATGGTATACAAGGTATCCAAGGTGCTAATGGATTCCAAGGCATTCAAGGTACTCAGGGCGCAAATGGCATTCAAGGTATTCAAGGTGCTAACGGATTCCAAGGTATTCAAGGTACTAGAGGCTCTCAGGGTATACAAGGCATTCAAGGTGCTGATGGTCTTCAAGGACCAAAGGGTGAGGCAATAGACGGTGTAAATGGTGTACAGGGCGCCCAAGGTATACAAGGTATACAAGGTCTTCAAGGCGCTAACGGATTCCAAGGTATTCAAGGCACACAAGGCGCAAATGGCACTCAAGGTATTCAAGGTGCTAACGGATTCCAAGGTATTCAAGGCACACAGGGACTTCAAGGAAGACAAGGTATTCAAGGCGCTAATGGGTTTCAAGGCATTCAAGGAGCCAATGGTTTTCAGGGTATCCAAGGTGTACAAGGACTTCAAGGTCGTCAAGGTACTCAAGGCGCTAACGGATTCCAAGGTATTCAAGGCACTCAAGGTGCTAATGGCATTCAAGGTACACAAGGTCTTCAAGGCGCAAATGGATTCCAGGGTATTCAAGGAACTCAAGGCGCTAACGGATTCCAAGGTATTCAAGGTACTCAAGGTGCTAACGGATTCCAAGGTATTCAAGGCACTCAAGGTGCTAATGGCATTCAAGGTACACAAGGTCTTCAAGGCGCAAATGGATTCCAGGGTATTCAAGGTGTACAAGGACTTCAAGGTCGTCAAGGCATCCAAGGCTCAAATGGATTCCAAGGTATTCAAGGTACACAAGGTCTTCAAGGCGCAAATGGATTCCAGGGTATTCAAGGTGTACAAGGACTTCAAGGTCGTCAAGGCATCCAAGGAACTCAAGGAGCTAATGGCACTCAAGGTATTCAAGGTGCTAACGGATTCCAGGGCATTCAAGGTGTACAAGGACTTCAAGGTCGTCAAGGCATCCAAGGAGCTAACGGGTTCCAGGGTATCCAAGGTACTCAGGGTGCCAATGGTTTCCAAGGTATTCAGGGAACTCAAGGTGCTAACGGATTCCAAGGTATTCAAGGAACTCAAGGTATTCAAGGTCGTCAAGGCATTCAAGGTGCCAATGGATTCCAGGGTATTCAGGGAACAAGCAATCAAGGTATTCAAGGCATTCAAGGCATCCAAGGCTCAAATGGATTCCAAGGCACTCAAGGCATTCAAGGCGCTAACGGATTCCAAGGTATTCAAGGAACTCAAGGTATTCAAGGTCGTCAAGGCATTCAAGGTGCCAATGGATTCCAGGGACTTCAAGGCACTCAAGGCATTCAAGGAGCTAACGGGTTCCAAGGTATTCAGGGAACAAGCAATCAAGGTATTCAAGGTCGTCAAGGCATCCAAGGCGCTAACGGGTTCCAAGGTATTCAGGGAACAAGCAATCAAGGCATTCAAGGTATTCAGGGCATCCAGGGCGCTAATGGTATACAAGGTCTTCAAGGCGCTAACGGGTTCCAAGGTATTCAAGGAACTCAAGGTATTCAAGGTCGTCAAGGCATTCAAGGAGCTAACGGGTTCCAGGGTATTCAAGGAACAAGCAATCAAGGTATCCAAGGTATACAGGGTATTCAAGGCACTCTAGGTATACAAGGTCATCAAGGTATACAGGGTATACAGGGTCGTCAGGGCATTCAAGGTACTCAGAGTATTCAGGGTATCCAAGGACCATCTGGTACTTCTCAAGGCATTCAAGGCATTCAGGGCGCTAATGGCATTCAAGGCATTCAAGGCACTTTAGGTATACAAGGCCATCAAGGTATTCAAGGTATACAGGGTCGTCAAGGCACTCAAGGTATCCAAGGAACTCAAGGCGCTAATGGATTCCAGGGTATTCAGGGCACTCAAAGCACTCAGGGTATCCAAGGACCATCTGGCACTTCTCAAGGTATACAGGGTATACAGGGTCGTCAAGGTATTCAGGGCACTCAAGGCACTCTAGGTATACAAGGTCATCAGGGTATACAGGGTCGTCAAGGTATTCAGGGCACTCAAGGCATTCAAGGCATTCAAGGCACTCAAGGAACACAAGGACTACAAGGTCGTCAAGGTATTCAAGGCGCAAGTGTTCAAGGAGCATCCGGCACTTCTCAAGGTATACAGGGTATTCAAGGTATCCAAGGACTAAGTATTCAAGGTCCCGCTGGCACTTCTCAAGGTATACAGGGTATTCAAGGTATTCAAGGTCTAAGTATTCAAGGATCATCTGGCACTTCTCAAGGTATACAGGGTCTTCAAGGTATTCAGGGTATTCAAGGTCCTCAAAGCATTCAAGGTCTTCAGGGCGCATTTGGTACCCCTGGTTGGACTCCAATTATGACAGGCGGTGTTACACAAACCGGTCCATCAACATTTGTTAAAACTTCAGGTTTCGATAATGTATTTGATGGCCAAGTGTATTCTCAACAAGGTTATGCTAGAGGAGTTTATGTTACAGCATCAGCATCGCAAGCCGATTCTGATGTAATTTTTGGACTTAACTCTGATCCGGCCGCAGATGCTGGTTTCGCAAGTACAGACTATGCTTGGTACCTTCTTGGTGATGGACCAGGTACAGACTATCAATGTGAAATTCGTGAAAGTGGAGTATATGTTAGTGCTCATGGCAGCCATATTGGTTCAACTTTCACGATCACATACGATGGCGCAAATATTCGTTATTTTAAAGATGGTTCACTTATAAGAACTGTTGCTAGAGCAATAGGTAGTGCGTTATATCTTGATAGCTCTTTCAGCAATGTAGGAGGCGGTCTTACCTCTCTTAACTTTGGTCCAATGGGCGAGGTTGGCGGGGCAACAACTATTACAGCAACAAACGATACAACTACAACAACGCTTTATCCAGTTATGGTTGGTGCTGCGGGTAGTTCTGAGGTTCCTAAAGTTACAACAACAAAACTAAGTTTCAATGCTGCGACAGGATATGCGTATTCTAATTCATTCAATTGTGGAGACTGGTTCCGTTCAACCGGTGATACTGGTTGGTTTAGCTCAACTCACGGCGGCGGCATCTATATGAATAATAGTAGTCAAGTCAAAGTTTATAATAATAAAACGTTCTGGGCTGGTGCTTTTGGTGCTAGTACAGCAGGATCAAATGATTCTTCCGGACAAATTATGATAGAAAATGGTGGCGGTACCGGCGAAGCTGCCGCAGCCGTTCTCGCTTTTCATTGTTCTGGTCAATATGGCGCGAAACTACATCTTCGTCCTGATGGATATATGGGTATGGGTGGTTGGTCGGCATCTTCATGGAGATGGTATGTATATCTAGCAACTGGTGATATGACAGCGGCAGGTAATATTACTGCGTATTCGGATATTCGTCTCAAAGAAAATATTACACCGCTTGAGAATTCTCTATATAAAATTAAGAAGCTCAACGGCGTTCGATTCACGTGGAAAGACCTTCCAGATATAGTGGGTTCACCTGGAAAAGCAGACTTTGGTATACTCGCGCATGAAGTAGCATATGTTGCTCCTGAACTTATAAGTGATAGCGTACATATATCTCCTGATGGAGATCCATATAAAACAGTTGCTTATGATAAACTTGTGCCCCTGCTTATTGAAGCTATTAAAGAAATGTCAAATAAGATTGATGATCTTCAAGAACAAATAGAAGAACTTAGAAATAAATAACAACTGTCAACGTTTTCATTGAGGAAAAAAATAAATGGCAACTTTTACTATTGAATTTTCTGTAGCAGATGAACATATGGATAGAATTAGAGCAGCTTTAAGAAAGCACTTTGGTCCTGCCTTTGAAACTATAACAGAAGAAGTAGCAAATCCGTTAACTGGCGAACTTGAGACGCGACAGATACCAACAACTAGGGAACTTACTCCTGAAGAGTTGCTTGCAAAAGTTCGCCAAATGTCTATCGATAATATTAAAACTATTGTAATGAATTATGAAGCAAATGAAGCAATTGCTATTGCTAGAGCTTCAGTTAATGCTGTTATTGTTGAATAGATTAAGCGTAAGTTGTAAATAAATGGTACTACCAACATCACCTAATGCAATTAGCCTCAATAATGTAAACACCGAGTTTGGTCGAGCAAGTCAAACTCCAATTGCTATGAGTGATATTTACCTAAGAACATTGTTTAGTGAATGGGTAAATCCTATTTCAATGTCAAGTGGTTGGGGTAAATCATGGCCTCCTGCTTATTCGACAGTATATACTACCGCCGGTCAATCAACTCTTGTCGTACCAGCAGGAACATTGTTGGTTGGTATAAAAGCATGGGGTGGCGGAGGTGGTTCAGGAGGCAGAGGTTCTGGTTCTTTAAATGTATCAGGGCCTGGCGGCGCTGGTGGTTTTGTGTGGGGCATATGTGATGCGGTTGCCGGCGAAACTCTGTCCTTTAATGTTGGTGGTAAAGGAATTCGCGGAGACGCTGCCGGTGTATCACCATTTGCTGGTGAAGGCGGATCCGGCGGAGGCGCTTCATGGGTAAGAAATAACTCGCGGGCTGGCCAACCCTATATTTGTATTATTGCCGGCGGTGGCGGCGGTGGCGGCACTGGATCTGCTTCTAACGATAGTGGTGGTCCTGGCGGTGGTGGTAGCTCAAACGGTGTGGCCGGTCAGAATGCAGGAGCAACCGGTTCTTCGGCTGGAGGTTCTGCGGCATCTGGAGGAACTGCTGGTGCTGGAGGTAGTGGTACTGGAGGTAGTGGTCAAAGCGGCACTGGCGGCACCGGCGGATTTTTGGCAGGTGGTATTGCCGCATATGCCAACAATACTGGTCCACTCGGCGGCGCAGGCGGCGGCGGTCGTGGCGGCCAGCGCGGCAATGAAGGCGGCGGCGGAGGTGGCGGCGGTTCCGGTTGGTACGGTGGAGGTGGCGGCGGTTGGTCTGCCAACCAAGGCGGTGGTGGCGGCGGTGGCGGCTCTAATTATTTTGCAGGCTCATATCTCCTATACAGTCTTTCGGGTCAGACGGGCACAGTAGGCCAGACATCTTATACCTATCCAAATTTTGGTGGTCCAGACTGGAATAATTATGGTATAGGTGGTTATGGAAAAAACACAGTAGGATCAGGTATAGATGGCTTTAATGGAGCCATTGCTTTTCAATTCTACACAACCTGATAAGTCATATCTATCATAATTAGCTTGCATCTATAAAGTGTTTGCTATATAATAGTGTGAATTTTTATAATGAAGGTATATTATGATCCACTTTGCGAAGTATGTTTTGAATAATGGCGGTATTGTCAAACCGCTTCTGTTAGATTCCTCACTTACAAATGGAACAGGTCTGTTTAATCCAAGCGTATATGTTGATGGCGATAAGATTTTAGTTAATGTTCGACACTGCCAATATACTCTATATCATTCCGAGCTAAATCGTTTTGAACATACTTGGGGTCCTCTAGTCTATCTCAATCCTGAAAATGATGTAAGTCTTACAACAACAAACTATCTCGGTGAGTTGAACGAAGACTTATCTTTTAAATACTGTCACAAAGTTGATACAAGCGCATTTGATATTAAACCTGTATGGGAATTTGTTGGATTAGAAGATGCTAGAATAGTTAGATGGAATGATAAGCTATATATTTCTGGTGTTAGAAGAGATGTGAAAACTAATGGTGAAGGTCGTATGGAACTTTCAGAGATAGAAATTTCTGAGAGTGGTGTCAAAGAGATTTCTCGATTCCGTATTCCTGCACCAAATGGTGATGGTTCTTACTGTGAAAAGAACTGGATGCCTATAACAGATATGCCGTATCATTATTTGAAGTGGTGTAATCCAGTAGAAATCGTTAAAGCAGATCCTGAAGATAGGAGTTGCGTGACAAGTTTCTTAGGAAACAAAATATTCTTTGATAGAGATCAACGCGGCGGCGGTCAAGTTATTCCATTTGAAGACGGATATCTAGCACTCATCCATGAAACAAATCTATATGTTAGTGCCCAAGGAAGAAAAGATGGAACATATCGTCATCGATTCATCTACTGGAGTAAGGACTGGGAACCAATACATAGATCGAAAGAGTTCTCGTTCATGGAAGCAAAGATAGAATTTGCCTGCGGGCTTGCTAAAAGAGATAATGATATCTTCATAACATTTGGCTTTCAAGATAATGTCGCATATGTATTAAAGACGGATGTGAATGTGATTAAGGAATTTATTTATGCTTGAGTCTTTGCTTATTGAATATATTATGGATACCGAAAACCCAATTCTTAACTACAAGATGGGTCTCGAATATGAAAAGATTGGACAGACTGCGGCTGCTGTATCGTATCTACTACGCGCGGCTGAAAGATCAAAAGACAATCTTCTATCATATGAATGTTTGTTGAGAGTTGGTAGATGTTTTGAAAAACAGAAAAACAGAAACTATACTGTTAAGTCTATGTATCGAAATGCTATCGATCTTTGCCCTGATAGACCAGAGGCATATTATCTTCTAGCAAGAAATTATAATTCCGAACAGAACTATGCTGACTCTTTTCTAATGTGTAGTATGGCACAACGCAACTGTAAAGAAAACTCATATTCAGATATAGGATCAGACTATCCTGGTAGATGGGGATTATATTATCACGAAGCAATCGCATCATGGTGGTATGGTAAAAATGAAAGGTCTAGAAGACTATTCAAAAGATTGAAAAGATTATATTGGAATGACATGGATAATTCTCATAGAGAAGAGGTTGATAATTATATGAGCACTATTGAATCTAAACTTGGCCCAGAACAAATCAAAACTGTAGATTGTTTCACATTCTATGCACCAACGATGAAAGAAATTCTTCGACTGAGACTTAATATACTAAAAGACCATGTTGATGAGTTTGTTATTTCCGAATGTAATAAGAGTCATAGTGGCGCGCCTATGGAATATCAACTTGAAAACGTTCTAAGAGAAATAGGATGTGATCATCTCAATATTAGAATTATTAAGGTGGATATTCCAGAAACAGAAAATCTTGTTATAGAAGATATCGATAGAGTTAATGCTTCCTACAACATCGATAACATCAATACTCTAAAAGCAAAGGTTAGAGAGCGTATGGGCATTGATTCTCTTGTTTCTGTACTGGACAGTTATAACGACGATACGGTCTTTATCATTAGTGATGCTGATGAGATTATTAAGCCACAAGCAATAGAATTCATGTCTTCTATTGTTAAGCAAAATCAAAATTGTATCATAAGAATTCCAATGGTATTGCTTGAAGGTAGAGCTGACTATCGTGTTTACAATAGAGATTCGAATACACCCGCTGAATGGACTGGCGCTGTTATCACAACAAGACAGCATTTGAGAAGAGCCACTCCAGCACAAATGAGAACCAATGTAAATAATCCTTTCCCTATAAACTATGTAACACAAAACGATCAAATGATACAGGACTTGGGATGGCATTTTAGTTCTATGGGCGGCAGAGATGTTGTCAAGCACAAGTATAAGACCTTTGTTCACTATGATGATACTTTTACCACATCATCGGTAAACGGTAAAGTTGCTTCCGTAAAGAAAATGGATTACATCGACAATGTTCTTATCGAAGAAGGATCGATGGGAGTCAGTGCTGAAAAAAATAGAATCCTCAAAAAGTATCCTATTGAAGATTTGCCTTCTATAATTTTTGAATTACCTACAGTTAAAGAGTTTTTATTTCCAACTTATGAGCCGACATCAAAAAATCAAACGAAACATAAGATTGAAAGAATATATCCAGAATATGATGCGAAGTATGGCGAATGGGGATGGATTTCACTCGACAAGGCCGGATGTTTAATCGACTATGTAGATGAAATTTGTAGAGATGTTGACAATCCTATCTGCGTTGAAATTGGAGTTTATGCGGGTAAGAGTATTTTGCCTGTTGCTTTGGAATTAAAGAGAAATTACAAAGGTCAAATCTATGCCATTGATCCTTGGACAAATGAAGAAGCGACCAAAGGATATGAGGGTCCGCACTATGAATATTGGAGTCAAATCAATCTACAAGAAAAATTTCAATTGTTTAAGACGGTAATTAAGGAATTTGAATTAGACGAATATGTTGTAACACTCAAAGAAACAAGTGATAATGCTCCTGAACTAAAGAATATTAACTTGCTACATATCGATGGTCAGCATACCGATCAAGCTCTACGCGATGCGAAAAAGTATGCTGTGAATGTTGAACTGAATGGATACTGTATTGTCGATGATGTTGATTGGGGTCAAGTTGAAAATGTACCTAAGTTCTTAGAAAAGATAGGATTCGTGCCTATTCATTCGGTAGGCTCTACGGCAATCTTTAAGAAACTTTGTTACAGAACAGATGTGGAAATTTAATTATGAAGACAGTACTATTTTATCATATCTATTTGGACGATCTGGGTCATTGGTCATCAATTGTTAATGAACAGTTTTCCTGTGCTGTAGATTCGGGTCTATTTGATGCTACAGATGAAATGTATATCACATGTGTCAGCAACAGTTATTGGAAAACAAAGTGGTTTAGTGTTCTAGCTAATTCTTATTTTAAGAAAGCGGTAATCGAGGAAGTACCAGATCCTTTTGTTTCAGATCAAGATATGTTGAACCACTATCCTGATTTTACAAAAAATCAAGGCAATCATGGCGGAAATAAAAATACTGAATCCTATACCCATAGTAAAATCTATAATATGGCTCAAAAAGAAGACATGAAGATTTTGTATTTTCATGCGCGTGGTATAACTTTCAGTTTGAGAGGACTGTATGAGGCAAGAGATAACAACAATGTTAAGTGGGCATATGATAATCAATATCAAAAGTCAACATATCTTTCTAGACAATTTTTAAATTGGGGAGCAATTGAAAATTGGAAAACATTACATAAAGCTCTTGATACATATGATGTAGCCAGTTTCAATTACCAAACATATCTTATACCACATTTTGCTGGTAATACTTGGTGGGCAAAATCAAGCTATCTGAGAACTCTCGGTGATCCTTCAAATCTAAATTGGTGGAACAGTTTTCTAGATAATTTAGGAGATGTTAGATCGATAATAGGATCTAACAGATATAGAGATGAATTCTGGATCAATTCAAATCCAGAGGCCAAGTTGTATAACTTTGTTGATATAAAAGAGAACGAGAATCCCCTTAAGAACATAGTTCATAGACCAGTGTATGAGAATAAGGCTCATCATCCTCTTCCAGAACCTGAAAAGCCTAAGCCCACTGAACAAGAATTAATGTTCAATGTGAACAAAGGCATGAACAAGAGAGCCTTTATAGTAGACAACTTCTATTCAGATCCTCTTGCTATTCGGGCTTTCGCGCAGCAGCAAGAATATGTCGAAGGTGGTTTTGGTCGTGGGTTTATAGGAAAAAGAACAGTTAAGCAGTTTCTTTTTCCTGAAGTCAAGAGATCATTCGAATCTATTTTAAATATGAAAATTACCAAGTGGGAAGACTATGGTATGAATGGTAGATTCCAACTCAATACCGCAGGAGAACCAGTAGTATATCACTGTGACTTCCAAAAATATGCTGCTATGATCTTTCTAACACCAGATGCTCCGCCATCGTGTGGAACATCTACTTTCATGCATAAAAAGAGTAGAGTTCATCATAACTCTAGTCCACGCATCAATGAAGTTTTCTATGGTAGCAACCACCTTGATGGAACTCCATTTGAAAGAGTTGATAAGTTCGGAAACATATTCAATAGATTGGTCATCTTTGACGGCGGATGCATCCATGCTGCCAGCGAATATTTTGGCATAACTATGGATGATGCTAGACTGTGGCATATGTTCTTCTTTGACGCAGAATAATTTTTTTAAACACTTGACTTGAGACATAGGATGTGATATAAATATGTATGTCTTCGCCTGAATGGGAAGACTTAAACAACTAACTTGCTAAACAGGAGTTAACACATGACTATCAATAAAATCCCCTTTTTCGATCCTATGTCTTTTTCTCTTCCGAAGCAGTTCAATACCACAATTGGATTTGAACCAATCTTGAAGAGACTTTCGGAAATGTCAGAAACCCTTCCTAAGATTCCTACTTATCCGCCTTACAATATCAGACAGACTGGTGAAAACACCTACGTTATTGAAATCGCTGTTGCTGGTTTTGGCAAGCAGGATCTGGAACTTGAGCTAGAAGATGGTAAGCTTACCGTCAAGGGCAATATTCATACAAATGACACCGACGACAATTATATCTTCAAGGGAATTGCAGAACGTGCTTTCACTCGCCAGTTCGCTCTGGCCGATACAATTGAAATTAAGAATGCTGATTTGATTAACGGTATGCTAAAGATTTGGCTTGAACGCTTCATTCCTGAAGATAAGAAGCCAAAGAAAATCAACATCGGCGAAAAGACTGAATCCAAGAAAGAACTTCTCAACGAGGATGGCAATACTGCCACCAAAGAGTATCTACAAGATAGATCGGAGAAGTAATGATAAGAACACTGAAGAAACTATTCACTCGCAAGAGTGAGCATGATCGTATGTATGATTATCTTTGTCAAGCTACCGATCAAGCTCACTTAGAATGGCTTCAGCGTGAATGGGACCGCAAGTCCTATAACGATAGGAGACATTGGTAATGGCTCCTTATACTAATGAAGAAGCTGATTGGCTATCTGGCCAATGACACTACATACTGAGGAGCAATAACGCTCCTCAGTTTTTATTATGGAGAAATGTATGAATAAGACTATGCTTACTCTTGCTGCTGTTCTGTTTGCTTTTGGTACCAGTTCAGTTTATGCTACCAGTGATGTTATCCGTATTGTAGGATCATCTACAGTTTATCCCTTCACAACCACTGTCGCAGAACAGTTCGCTAAGAAGAATGGTGTTTCAGCACCAATCGTTGAAGCAACTGGCACTGGTGGTGGTATCAAGATGTTCTGTGCTGGTAACGGTCCGGATACTCCTGATGCTGTGAATGCTTCTCGTAAGATGAAGGATGAAGAGAAGAAGATTTGTGCTGAGAATGGTGTAGAAAACATCACCGAAATGGCAATCGGTATTGATGCCATTGTAGTCGCAATGTCTAAGGATCATCCTGGCATCAACCTATCAACAAACGATATCTATCGCGCTCTTGCGAAGTATGTGGTTGTTGATGGTAAGTTTGTCGAAAATCCAGTAAAGACTTGGAATGAGGTTCGTTCTGATCTTCCTTCTGACAAGATTGAAGTTCTTGGCCCGCCGCCAACTTCAGGTACGCGCGACTCATTTGTAGAGTTGGTATTTGAGAAGGAATGCAAGGCTGACATTAAGAATAACAACTTGATCGTTTCAGAAGAAGATACAAAGGCATTCTGTCAATCAGTTCGTGAAGATGGCGCATACATCGAAGCGGGTGAGAATGATAATCTAATCGTTCAGAAGCTTCAATCGAATCCTGCTGCTCTCGGTATCTTTGGTTATTCATTCCTTGAAGAGAACCTAAACACTATTCAGGGCGCAACAATCAATGATGTTGCACCAGAATATGATGCTATCGCTGCTGGTAATTATCCAATCGCTCGTAAGCTCTATGTTTATTTCAAGGGATCACACTTTGAATCAAATCCAGACTTGAAGAAGTTTATGGATGAATATCAGAGCGACGAAGCTATTGGCGAAGAAGGATATTTGGCTGAGAAGGGTCTTATCCCGCTTAAGTAATACTTGACAATCTGGAGAGGATGATATATACTATCATCTTCTCCTTTCTTTATAGGTATATTATGAAACTCATTATTGAAAAGTCTGTGGTCGTTGTTACCCCTACAGTAGGTTCAGCAAAACTTGCTGATGCTGTTGAGAGCGTTGCGAATCAGACATATAAAAATCTCACACATCTTTTGGTTCTAGATGGAACTGAACATCTAGAACGTTTTAATAAAAATCTTGTGCACCAAGATAAGGATCATTGGAATCTTCAATTTATGTTTCTACCTTGGAACACTGGAGGGACTGGTGGCAAATTCTACGGGCATCGCATCTATGCTGGTGTTCCTCATTTTCTCAATGCTGATTATGTCTTTTTTCTTGATGAAGATAATTGGTATGAACCCGATCATGTGAGAACTCTTGTAGAGGTGCTTGATCGTGGTAACGATTTCGCATACTCATTCCGCAAAATATACTCCCCCGATAAGACATATATCGCAGACGATAACTGTGAAGCACTAGGCAAATGGCCAATCTATTTCTCTCACAATGATCCGCAGTATCTTGTTGATACATCTTCGTTTGCCTTCAATACAAAATTCCTACAGAAGACTTGTCATTTATGGCATTCTGGTTGGGGCGGTGATCGCAGATATCTTTACAGTGTATTAGCTCAGAATCCTAAGTGGGATACAAGTTATAAACACACTCTCTGTTATAGAACAGACGCAAATCCAAATTCTCCTGATGCTGATTTCTTCATCAAGGGCAACGAACAACAGCTTGAACATTATAATGGAGCATTACCATGGATTACAAATTAGTACTACCCGGCCAAGAAGTGATAGAATCAAACAGTCTTTCTCATTTAACATTAGAATACTTAAAAACGTATGCTTCAGGTGATATTTTTGTTGAAACTGGCACATATCTCGGTGATACTGTAAGACTTGCTCTTGAGCATGGTTTTAAGAAGATACATTCGATTGAGTTGAACAAGAAGCTTTATGATGATGCTGTAGAAATGTTTAAGGATGAACCAGCCGTGAAGATTTGGCTTGGCGATTCTGCCGAGATTCTTCCTGTTATCATTAATGAGATTGGAGATAACCGTGCTACTTTCTGGTTAGACGCTCACGCATCTGGACCTCTTGTTGGTGGCAAGAGCGGAGGTTCTCCTGTGGTAGATGAGTTAGCTATCATTAATGCTAGTGTTTGTAAAGAACACACTATCTTTATTGATGATAAGAGATTATTTGGTTCGGCCGAATGGTCTTATGTGAGTTTATCAAGTGCTATGGAAAATCTTTTAAAGATAAATCCAAAATATAGAATTGAATTTCTTGATGGACACATTCCTAATGATGTGATTTGCGCGAGAGTAGAATAATGGGTAAAGACTTAATTATTGGTGGCGCTTCTGGCTACACCTGGGATCAATTGAAGTACTGGGTCAATTCAATTCAGCTTTCTGGTTTTGCTGGTGATGTTGTTCTAGTCGCAACAAACATCACTAAAGAGACAATTGATAAGCTCACAAGCAAGGGTGTTATTCTTGAATTGTATGGCAATAAGGATGCTGAAGGCAACTTTACAGCACACACAAATGGTGCGCCTCATGTAGAACGCTTCTTCTATATCTGGAACTACATCAGACAAAATCTAGATTTATATGATTTCGTGATCACGACGGACACGCGCGATGTTGTGTTTCAGCAGAATCCCTCTGCTTGGCTTGATGAGATGATTTTCTCTGGTCGTGAAACTATTGTTGTAGCTTCTGAGGGAATGAAATATGAAGACGAGCCTTGGAGCAATAACAATTTATTAGAATCTTTCGGACCATATTTCCATAGCATATATAAGTCGAATCCAATTTTCAACGTTGGTACTATTGCGGGCGAAGCTGCGTACATTGCTGACTTACTATTTTTGATCTTCCAGTTGTCTATCAACAGACCTATTCCGATTGTTGATCAAGCTGTATTCAATATCATTCTTCAACAGAAGCCGTATAAGGATATTGTTAAGTTCTCATACAACTCTGATGGGTGGGCAATTCAGCTTGGCACAACAATTGAGGCGGTAAAGTCTGGCGCTGGTGATATTGGCATGAGCGTAGCACAGAATCCATCAAACATGATTCTATATCAAGCTAAGTATTTTGATGAGCAACCGCGACTAACTGCTGATGGTTATGTTGAGAACGAAAAAGGCAATAGATTTGTAATTGTTCACCAATATGATCGCACTAATTCTTGGAAAAATAAGATTATGGAGAAGTATAATGACTAAGACTGTATTGATTACTGGCGGCGCTGGCTTTATCGCACACCATGTTGTGGGACATTTATTGGATAATACAGACTGGAATATTATCACATTAGATAGACTTGATTATTCTGGCAATTTGAATAGATTATATGAAGTCACTCATGATCGTCCTTCCGATCAAACAAAGAGAGTTCGTACTGTTTTTCATGATTTGAAGGCTGAACTTAATCCTCTCGTACAGAATTTTGTTGGTAAGCCAGATATCATTCTTCATTTGGCAGCAGCTTCACATGTGGATCGTTCTATTTCACATCCTATAGAATGTATTACAGATAATGTCATGGGCACAGCTAACTTGCTTGAGTACGCGCGTAGACTTGATAATCTTGAAATGTTCCTTTATTTTAGTACTGATGAAATCTTTGGTGTAGCACCTCCCGGTGTTGCGTACAAGGAACGTGATCGTTACAACTCGACCAATCCTTACTCAGCATCTAAGGCAGGCGCAGAAGAACTGTGTGTTGCGTATGAGAACACATACAAGATGCCAATGATGGTCACTCACACAATGAACGTGTTTGGCGAACGTCAGACTCCAGAGAAGTTTATTCCTCTGTCTATTAAGAAGGTACTACACGATGAAGTAGTGACTATTCATGCTGATCCCACAAAGACAAGAGCAGGATCTCGTTTCTATGTTCATGCTAAGGATGTGGCTGACGCACTGTTATTCTTATTACAGAATAATCCACAGATTGAACCAGATTTTGGTATGGCAAAGTGTCGCAAATTTAATATTGTTGGTAAAGAAGAAGTGGACAATCTTTCTCTTGCTAAGATGATTGCTGCCGCTCAGAATAAGGAACTAAAATATGAGATGGTTGATTTTCATACTTCTAGACCAGGTCACGATCTTAGGTATGCTCTCTCTGGTGATCTTATGCGGTCACTTGGTTGGGAACCTAGACTTGCTTTAAGTGAGCGCATCAAGGAAGTATCTGATTGGTATATGAATAATACCAAATGGTTAGGAATGTAATATGGAAAACTGCGTAGAAATTAAAGAATGTATTGCGTGTGGAGGCAATCATTTAAAGTCTCTACTTGATCTTGGAATACAGCCTCTAGCTAATTCGTTTGTTAAGACAGACAATGAACCAGAGGCTGTGTATCCTCTCGCTACCAATTATTGCGAAGAATGCTTTCATGTACAATTGACACATAAAGTTAATCCTGATCTTTTGTTCAAGAACTATCTCTATGTGTCTGGTACTACAAAGACTCAGTTAGAATACTTTGATTGGTTTGCTCAGTTTGTTATGGAAAACCATAAAGCGGATCGTGTTTTAGATATCGGCTGCAATGACGGCTCACAACTTGACGCATTCAAGAAGTATGGCGCATTGACTTTCGGTGTTGATCCTGCAGAAAATCTATATCAGATCAGTTCCAAGAATCATCATGTACATTGTGGCTATTTTGATAGCACTTATCCTAGAATTGGATGTGGTGCTGTTATCTGCCAAAATGCTTTTGCTCACAACTATGACCAGCTTACATTCTTAAAGAATATGGCTAACGTTGTGTCAGATGAAGGGTACATCTATATTACTACATCACAGGCCGACATGGTCTTGAACTGTGAGTTTGATACTATCTATCACGAACATCTTTCTTTCTATAACGTTCGTTCTATGAATGAACTGTGTAAAAGGGCTGGACTAAATCTAGTAGAAGTATTAAAGCATCCGATTCATGGCACTAGCTTTATCTTTGTTATATCAAAGTCAAAAGCTAGACCTTCATATATCAATCTTCTTATTAAGAATGAAGAAACATATCATCTTTATGATGAGAACACCTATGAAGCTTACGTTGAGGAATGTAAGAATATTATAGAAGCGTTTGGTATTGAAGTTAGAAACCACAAGGCAGCGGGTAAGACTGTTATTGGCTATGGTGCTCCAGCTAAGGGCAACACTCTACTAAACGCAGCAAACATCATACTTGATTTCATCATTGATGATAATCCTATGAAGCAAGGATTGTTTACTCCTGGTATGCGCGTTCCTATCTTCTCTTCGGAAAAGATGAATGAATATGCCAATGAAGATGTTGTATTCGTGCCTCTTGCTTGGAACTTCTTTGAAGAGATTCAAGCTAAGATTAAAAAGCTTCGTCCTGACAAGAAGGATTCTTTTGTAAGATATTTTCCATACGTGTTTACGGAATAAGTGAGGTATAATATGAAGAAAAAACTTAAATTAGGTTTTACCGATGCGTATGATAATGCTAAGAAAACTCTAACCGATATTCTCGGTAGATACTACGAAATTATTCGAGATGATACCAATCCAGATTATCTTATCTTTTGTGATCCTACATTTGGTACCAACAACTACACATATAAAAACTGCAAGAAGATTTTATTTACAGGCGAAAATTATCGTCCAACATATTTCACATATGATTATGCTATCACATTTGATCATGAGAGTAGTCCAAAGCACTATCGTTTACCGCTATATGTTGCTGAAATGTTGTCGGCAACATATGATACAGACTACAAGGACTTCTATCATGTACTGAATAGAAAAGTTGATATTGAATATGAATGGGACAGAAAAACAGAATTTTGTTCTTTCGTTCAAAGTAATCCCAACTGTGAAACTCGCAATATTTTCTTTGATCTTCTCTCAGAATATAAGAAAGTGAATTCGGCAGGGCCGCACAAGAACAACATAGGATATACTATTCCTAAAAAGCTTCAAGCAAAAATTGATTTTGTTTCTAAACACAAGTTTAACATTGCTTTTGAGAAA